ATGGGGTATCGGTCGGTCGGCAAACTGCTCCCCGTTGTCGTCGCCGCCAATTACCATCCACGCATGGCACAAGATGCCGACCCGACGGGGGTTGTGGAGTCGGTCGAATCAATGGAAGAGGCAGCGGCACCCACGGAGCTAGCTGGTGTCGCAGAAGCGGACACCATGTCTGCCTACGCGTGGGGCGAGGATGGTCCTGATGATTATCAGGATGATCCGGTGCGTCGTTGGCCAGCATGGGTCACAGCTGGCGCGGTAGCCGCGAGCCTGGCGGTAGTTGGCGGCGCAGCGTGGGTCGCCGTGCCGCATCTACGCGGCACGCAAGCGGCTTCCGTGCCGCCTATCCCGGCCGCGACACCAAGTCCCGTGCCGCCGAAAGCCGACCCACCGCCACCTCCCGAACCAACAGTGCCGCCGGTTGTCCAGCTTGAAGGTGAGGACGGGAAGTTCATCACCGAGATGCGCGGCTACGGTGTGCCGGTCAGTGATCAGGATCCCCAGTGGACCGCCAACCTAGGGCGCGCCGTCTGCACGACAATCCAAGACGGCGGGCCCACTCGCTATCCGCCGGGGACGTGGGTGGTGATGAACCTCTCCAATGCGGTGATGGTCAACAATCCGGGGTGGACGAGGCAACAGGCATCGCGGTTCACCAACGGGGCCATCGACCACTTCTGCCCGGAAGCACGCGGGCGGAGTCAGGAAGAGATCGCCGCACTACCACCCGACGAGCGGTTCCTCGCGATGCTGCAGGATCGTTTGGGCATAACCCCGGTCGATGGCTCGATCGTCCGCGCTGGCCGGCAGATGTGCGTCTGGAAGTCTCAAGGCTGGACGATCAGCCAGATTGTTGATGCGACGAATAGCCCGAATTCGCGCGACAAGGAGATAGAGATCGCTGAAGCTGCGATTGATGCCTACTGCCCGCAGTACCGGTAGTCCTACCGCTTTCCGGCCCACTTTCGGACGGTCATGCGGTCTATGCCAAGTTCAGCGGCAATCTGAGTCTCGGGCACGCCTTCTGCAATGGCTGATCTGCCGATTACTTCTGCGACCCGCAGCGCCTCGGCCGCAGCGGCGCGGGTCTTGGTGAGCTTCCGGCCGTGGGCGCGCCGTTCGTCGGCGGTGTAGTGGCTCGTCATGATCGTTCCACGAGGCCGTCGCCGACATAGACGAATCCGGCGCGTATGAGTGAGCGGTTGTAGGAGTTGAATTCCTCGGTCGGGTCGATGTTGATGACGATGTCGTGGCCGTTGTTGGCGCCAATGATGATGAGGTGGTCGCCCGTCTCGTCTATGCGGATGTCGGTGGCGTACGTGGTGGCGTTCATGTAGACCACTCTACATCACAAACTGTAGACATGTCTACATGTTCCGAACAAAAAAGCCCGCCCCTCCGCTAGGAGAGAGCGGAGGGGCGGTGCAGTAGATAAGACGCGACAGGACCGGGAACGGTTCCCGCAGAAAAGGGCGGACTATCGACTGCGTAGGTGCTGCTCAATGCTGTTGAGACGGCCGCCGTGGTCGCCGAGCGTCGTAGCCAGGCCATCCACCTTCGCCCCGAGTGCGGCGAACTGCTCATCCAGGTCGTCGCGCAGGTTGGTGGTGTGCGAATTCTTGACCTGGTTCTTCACCTGCACCAGAAGCCAAGTGGCGATCACCAAAGCAACGGCGATGATCAGCCAGGTGGCCAGCCCATACCAATCATGGGCGAGGTCGGTCGGCAGATCAGGCATCCCATCAGCGATGGTCACAGGGCTCCGTCCAGCTTCACCGGGGTAGCCGACTTCGGGGTGCCGATGGGCAGCTTGCCGACCAGTCCGGCTTTGATCAGGGAGCCGAGCGCGGCAACCACGGTCACGTTGATGGCGGCTTTCCAATTGATGGCCCACAAGTCGAAGTGATCGACCGAAACCAGGTAGCCGAGGAAAGCGAACAACGCGGTGGAGAAAACACGATCAGCGGCGTCTTTCCACCAGGTGATGCTGAACATGGTCAACCTTTCGTGTTGCGGTAGGCGAGAATTGCGGCGGTGGTGATGGCCATGGCTCTGTAGAGGCATCCGAGGATCACCACCGCGACGTACATCAGGCCGCGGCTGGCGCAGCGGCGATCGCGCCGAGGTGGTCGACGGCGTACTGGATCCCGGTCCGGCCGTCGGCGGTCACCGGCCGCCACTCGTAGGTGATGTGCGGTGCGGTCGGCGGGTTCTGCGCGACGAACTGCAGGGCGATGGTGATCGACTTGCCGAGCGCCACCACGTTCAGCGGTTTGGCCAACAGCTCCAGCACCTGCTCGGCCAGGCCGCCCTTGCCGGTGAGCGCCGCGACGATCGCGGTGGCCGAGTTGATGTCGAGGCCGAGCTGGATGGCGGCCATGTAGCAGGCGGTGATGTTGTCGCCTGCCTGTTTGTCGAGCGCCTTCGGCCCGGCGGGCACCGATCCGTACATGTCGCCTGGGTTGACGATGTCCACCACGGTGTCCGGGGTGTTGGTCACCCGTTTGGCCGCGATGCCGCGGCCGTCGGAGTAGAGCAGCCCGGGCCCACTGTGGCCCTCTTCCCGCATCGGGTTCCCGAAGGTGACACCACCGATGAAGTTGGAGCGCAGGTGATACAGGCGTCCGCCCGGGGTGATGATCTCCAGCAGCACCCGAGACATGGCTTCGGCGCCCTGGGAGTAGCCGACCATCGCGAACGTCTGGAATGGGTGCGCCAAGATCCACGCGATGGCCCACTCCACCGCGATGTCGACCGACTTCGCATAGGACGGGGCGCTGGGGTCTGGGGAGCCGATGAACCCGAACGACCACGGCGCCTGCACCGGCACCTCGAAAATCGGGGCCTCCAGGACGTCGAGCGCACCACCGACAACCCATGACGGGTAGCCGGTGCCCGGGGCCGCCCAGGTGCCGGCGAACGTGAGCACCGCGTGCCGGACGAACGCGACGCCGCGCCGGTCGGCGAGCAGCTCGGCGAAGGTGGCCATCAGTCGACCCAGCGCACCGACGTTGCGCCGTTGTGGCCGTGGATCTTTTCGACCGATTCGATCGAGTCCCACGTCACGGTCGAGCGATGCTCACCGACCACCCAGCGGAGCGCGACGCGGCCATCCGAGAACTGGACGCCTTCTGCGACGGTCCCGGTGCCCGATACGCCGCTGACATCCTCAACGCGTTCGAGAACGAACCGCCGCGCCGATGGCGCTGCCGCGGTCACCGCTCCGCCTTGAGCGCGTCGGTAGCCGGCGAGGTGGACTGGCCGGCTGCCGTGCGGCGGGCGATCAGGTCCTCCATCAGCTCGATCATCACGTCGCCGTGATCGCGCTCGATGCCGTCGGAGAACTTGTTGCGCCAGGCGATCTGCTCACCGATGGTGACGGTTTGCTCGTCGCTGTCGGTGTGGCCGTTCTGCCACGACCCGTCGGGCTGCACTCGACCCCACGGGCCCCGGGCCGGGTCCTTCACGATCGCGTTGAACGGGCGCGCGAACCGCGAGTACACGAACCGCCACGTCTGCGGCCAGCCGCCGCGCTTCTGCGGGTCAGACGGCGGGAACACGCCGCGGGACTGGGCTTCGAGCTCTTCTGCTGCAGACATGGTGATCTCTCCTGATCCGGTGGTGCTGGTGAGGGTGAGCAGCGCATCGCCCATCGCGAGCGCACGGTTGTAGCGGCCGATCCGGTCATCGATGCCGTTGGCACGGCCGGTCTTCGGGTTGGTGCCGTTGACCGCGCGGGATCCGCCTTCGATGTCGCGGCGGTCGGCATAGTCATTCATCGGGCGTTGCGTGGTCCAGTACCAGGTGACGCCGATGAATCCGTAACGGTCGCTGGCCAACTGGGCGGGATCGTCGACGAAGAACGTCGGCGTCGGCACCAAGCCCTTACCGTGGGCCCACTGCGACAGATTCGTGTAGTGGCCCCGACCGGTGACCTGGATCGGACCGCGGCCCTTAAACCGGATCCCGTCGCCGGGCTGGCAGTTGCCGAGATCGCTGCAGCGGCCTTCGTATTCGGCGCCGGACGCGATCTCCTCCATGTAGCGCAGCCCGCCGGACTCGTGGCCAATCTGCGCGGCCCACATGGCGATCCGCTCCACCGTGGTACAACCGCAATCGGCCAGGCACTGGGATGCGGCGGGCAGTAGCGCGGCGAACCGGTCCCGGGTGACCACGCTGGGTGACATGGCCTGAGCCAGCACCGACACCTGATCAGCGGTCGGCGCGCTGGGCCCACCGGTGGCCGGCTGTACGTCGGCGTAGGCGTAGCCCTTCGGCGGGATCAGAGTGGCGCACTGGTCAAACGAGATCCAATAGCCCTGAGGCTGGAAACCACTGTCAGCGATCCACACCGCCCGGGCGGCCGAGGCGTCGTCGTACCCCATCGCCGCGACGTAGTGGTATGTGGTTCCGCCGGAGTACCGCGGCGACACCGACCCCTTCACGCCGCGCGGCTTGTTCGACGGTGGCGCGACCCAGTTCATGACGACGCCGAAACCGCCGTCGATCGAGCGTTTCAGGTTGGCCCACAACGCTTCTTTCTGCGCCGCGGTCGCCGGGTCCCGCTCCAGATAGACCGAGGCGTAGCGGGCGTCGGGGACGATGTTGTCCAGGACACGCTCGATCAGCCCGACGTAGTCGGTGCCGTTCGTGGTGGTGCCGATCTGCCGAGCCAGATCCGACTCAGCCACGATGATGCCGCGGGAGTTAAGCACCACCTGCGTCGCGGCCGGGCCGCACCAGTAGCCGGTCTCCTGCGGCACAACCGCCCGGTCATACGGGAGTACCTTCTCAGCCATCAGCGGTCCCGCTTAAAGATGCCGCCGATGATGTCGGCGATTTGATCACCGAGCAGCGGCAGCCCCTTGAGGTTTTCCCCAAGGCCGCCCGCGAGACTTCCCGCCAATGCCATGACTGTAGAAGTCACCTGCTCCGGCAGGTTCGACAGGTCCGGGAGCTTCGCCACGATCTGGTCGTCCAGGTCGGACAGGTCGGGGAGTTTCGCCTCCAAGCGGTCGGCGATGCGGTCCGCTATCCGGTCGGCGAGGGGCCCGAAGAGTGTGGCGATGAGTTGGCCGATGCGTTCCACGGCTGGTCCTTTCGGCAGGGACGACGAATAGCCGCGCGTTTATGAAACGGCGGCTGCGGTTTGTGCTGGTCGGTGGCTAAAAGCTGGTGAAAGTCAAAGCCAAAGAACTTTGCACTTTCGTTGGATATAGCAAGTTTTCGCGCGGTTTTTTACAGGTCACCAGGAAGCGATGGTGTCGCGGTCGATCAGGTGCTCCACGGGTCCGATGCCGTAGAGGAACGCGACGGTAAGCACGGCGAACAGCGCTCCGCTGACGAGCAGGCCGCAGCCGAGCGCGCGGGTCATGGCGCGGCCAGATCGGACCAGTCAGCGACTTCGTTGTCGGTGGCCCAATGCCCGCCATTGGCTGGATGCATCACGCCCCAGCGATCATCGGCGGCCTGGACAGCAACAGCGCCGAACATGTGCGATTCACGGTCGGTGCACTGCTTGACGGTGGGCGGCTTCTTCGCGGCCATGATCAGACTCCTTGTGGGACGGTGAACTCGGCACGGTATGCGGTGTCGTCGAGGACGCGGATGACCCCGGTGGAGGCGACGACGATCCAGGCTGTGGCTTCGCCGAGCATTTCGGGGCTGTCGCCCGGTCGCTGCAGGCGGATACGCCAATGCACGCTCCCATCCGCTTCTCGCCGGCCCTCTACTGCTCCACGGATCAGTAGTCCGCCCTGCAGGCCGGAGTCGATGGCCCCGACGAGTTCCATGGCGTCACCGACGAGTCCACTGAACTGCATCGACTGATAGTTGGGTTGCTGGATCGGTTCTGCTGGCATGAACGGCACTGCCCCTCCTACGGTTCCGGTTTGACGATGATGTTGCGGTTGGCGAAGTTGACGGTGCCGCTGCTGCTCTTGTACACCGCCTTGAATGTGGTGGTTCCTGGGGTCAGTCGGGTCAGTCCGGTGTAGTGGAATCGGTTTGACAGGGTGCCACCCAGTCCCGAAGCGCCGGCCCATGTTCCGCGAGCACATCGGGTATCGGCCGCCGCCATGGTGTTGGCACCCGAAACGGCGATCCCCACGAACCCGGTCTGAGCAGTGAGGGCCGTGGTGGCCATCTCGGCCGAAATATCCACTACGACTTCCCCGCTCGGCGGAACCACAATGGTGACCGAGGGTCCGACTGTAGCCAGGTCCACATAGGCGGCGCTGCTGGTGCCCTGCGACGTGGCGATCGTATTGCTGGTGATGCGTGAGGGTGTGCCGGTATCCAAGAAGCCGAACTGAATGATCGAACCCGGTGACGCCGAATCCGATGAGCCCCAGCCGCCGGACCGGTAGCTGGCGCCCAGCGAGGATGCATGCGTGGTGTCGTTGTACGAGTCGAACGGGGTGCCGTTGACACTGATCGTGTAGATGTAGCCGTCGTCGGAGGTCAGGGAGAACGCGTTGAACGGGACGGCATCGCCGAGCGTGCCGGTCTTCCACGCCGACTTGGTTCCCGACGAGACGCGACCCAGCTCATAGTTCGTCACGCCGCTAACGGTTTTCACCCACAGATACACGTAGCTGGTGAACGCCGAGTTGGCGCGGATGATCAGGATGTGGCCGCCGGATGCCCCGTTCGGGGGAACACGGCTCCAGGTGGCCGCCGCAGTCATAGCGTCAGTGAGGGCGACCCCGGTGTTCAGCTTGTAGGTCGGGAGCAGCAGTGTCCCCATGGAGGTGAACGCCGCCGGCATGCCCGCCTGCGCTCGCAGCCATGCGCAGCCGTCTGCGCCGTCGGCCGCGCCGAACCCTGTTGCCGTCCCCGCACCGCCAGCACCGACCGTTAGGGAGAGTGCGCCGGTGGCGGCACCGGGACCGAGCGTGACCGTGCCCCACGAGCCGGCGTTGCCGCCCTTGCCTTGGACGCTGAACCAATCGCCAGCACCGCCGCCACCACCCGGCGAGCGACCCTTCGCCCCCACAGGGGCTTCGCCGCCACCCTCGTACAGAATGTCGTTGAGCATCCGGTTGCCGGGGCCCCAGCCCTTGGGGTGCGAGCCCGTCCCTGAGCCGACCGATGCGCCACCCACGCCGGTCGCCTTGGCAACCCCCGCGACCCTGAACACTGTGTCAGTGCCCGCGCCCGACGAATCGGTGAGCCCGCCACCGCCGCCACCACCACCGCCGAGGACGGGCACGTCGAGCGAGTCAGTCGCATGGTTGAACCACATGGGCAGCGTGGGGGTGTAGTTGCCCGCCACGTCGAAGACCGCTGTCTCGGGCTGCCGGAACGTGACCACCTCGCGGAAGCCGTTCACGTCACCCCTGCTCAGTAGGTCCGAGATCTGCGCCGAATGTCGACTGAGTAGGGCCGCCGCGCCGGCCAGCACGCCATCTGCTTGCGCCTGCGTAGCACTCTCGGCGTTGTTGCCGCCGAGGTTGTTGTAGATCCGGGTGATGGTGCCCCACGCCGTCGCATGCGCCGTTGTCGCGGTGGCGTCCGCGGTGTTCGCTGTCTCCTTGGTGCCGAGGAAGTCCGCCACCGACGCGTTGATGTCCGCCCACGAGCCACCCGACAGCCAAGATGTCCAATTACCCTGAGCGGCCGACGCGTTCGCGGCAATGGCGCCAAGCCCGTCCACCTTCGTCTGGTCGAGGATCGGAATATTCTTGCCCGACAGCAACCCCGCCACGATAGAACCAGGAATAGACACGATATTCAGGAACGTCTGCGCGATGCTGCCGCTGATGATCTTGCTGGCATCAATACCCGGGACGTTGATCGCACCGATCGGAGACCCGATATTCGGTCCCGGAATGTGAAACAGTGCGTTGTAGACGTCAGTGACCGTGTGTCCAGTCCCCGACACGCCCAACGCATTACAGATCTTGTCGATTAGGCCCTGCGCGCCAGGTATCGCAGCGATCGTCGTGTCGAGGTCATCCAACTTGACCTGGAGACCATTGATCCGACCAATGGAGAACAGGCCAGTCACGATCTTCGATGCGTCCAACCCTGGGATCCAGGCCCCGTTAAGTAAGCCACCAACGAGATTGGCGAAGATATTCAGCGGCAGCAGCATCAGGTTGACGAACTGGGTCACCGCGGTGATCGGATTGAACGCCGGATCCAGAAAGTTGATACTAGCCAGGAAGTTGCGGACATTCAGGAAGAACGTCCCCAGGTCGTTAAGGTCGCCATCTTCAACGCCCGTGATGGCCTCGATGAGATCGCCGATAAGCGGCCAATCCTTAACATCGGCGAGGATCGCGTCCAAGTTCTGCCGCCACTCGACCAGCCACTCGAACGGCTTCCACCCCAAGATCTCGATCGCACCCAGAGCTTTCGCTACCCACCCCAGGAACGCATCAATGAAGAACTTGGCGATCTCCCCCAACTCAGGCAGAGACGGCAGTGGAACATTCTTCGGGTTCCAGCCGCCCCACGGAACATCCGGGAGGTTGTGCAGTGATTCCAGATTCGGGGTCTGCTGCAGCCACTCAGGGATTGGGTCGATCACACGAACTCCACGCCAACGCTGAACCACGGCTCCGTCGTCGAATACGTGGCCGCACCGGACTTCTTCTCAGCCATCAGGAACACCGTCGCCGCAGCGCCACCGGCCACGAAGTAGTCCTCGTTCGATGCCGCCGTACCTGCGGGTGGCCCCGAGATCACCACAGTGCGTTGCGTCTGCATCCCAGACACTCCGTGCCCGTATCCGATGATGGGACCGTCGGCAGCTCCCAGGCGGGCAATGATGTCCACCTTCAGATCCGAGCTCGATCCGATCACGGTGGCGCCGGCGTTTATGTGCAGCCGGTACGGGGACTTGTACGTTCCCGCCGCAATGTTGACTACGCCAAGCTGAAAGGTCGCCGTCGTCCCTGACGGTGCGTTGTTCAGGCTGCCCGGCCAATGCGACCGCACAACCTTCGGCTGCACCAACTCGAATCCATCCCCAGTGGACTTGACCGCCGGGACCTGCCCCGCCACCGGTGATCCGCTCAAGTCGGTTGGATCCCAAGTGGCGTTGCCGTCGGCACCCTTCCGCCCCTTGCGGTTGGTGGCATTGAGCTGTACCCGCTGCGGAACGCCAGGGCCACCCGGTTGAGTGACCGTGAACGACATCGAGTCCGGCGTCGGATCGTCATGCTCCAACGGGATCATGTTCACTTCTTCGAGAATTTCCGTCCACGGGCCTGGGTCACCTTGCACCAGGCCGGGAATCCCCGACATCCCAGGAAGCGGTTTGGCGAAGAAGATATAGGCACCACGCTCCGGGTCAGACTCCTTCGGCACCAGGGTCTCGATAACCCAATACTCATGGCCGTCAACAACCTTCGTCGGGTACGGCTCAACAGGCACGATGGTCTCCTATGATCTCGGGGCAAGAGTGGCGACGTTCCACGCCTCCATCAACCCGGTGATGAAACGCTGATGCTTTGCAATGGAGGCTTCTTCGGCTTTGCCGTCACCGATCTGCACCATGAGTTCTCTGTCTTTCGGGTTGAACTTCCACGGCGTGTCCTCGACGTAATCCGTGTACATCTCCCACCCACTCCCTGGGGCTGGGTAGATAAGCGAGAACAGTCCGCCCTTAAAGAAGTCCCGCCCCAACGCGAGTGGGCCGTATGGGGCGTTCTTCAGCACTGCCTGCGCTGAGGTGTATCCACGAGTGTCGAACAGTGTCGAGAGGAACGTGAAGATCGCTTCCACGTTGTACGGCGCGGACTGGGTCGGCACCACCACTTCGATGTTCGGGTGCATCGGGCCCATCTCGCTGCGGCGCTGGTAGTGCTGCAGCATCTGGAACGCGAAGAATGCATCGTTCATGAACCCGTCAAGCAGATTGCTTGGCACGCCGGTAAATCCGATCACGATCATGAGTGAATCGATCAGCCACGAAAGCGTGGCGTTGATCAGGTCATTCAGCCATTTCGGCGACTTCCCGCCGATGATGATTTGCCACGCCTTCGGGGTGTGGTCAGTGACCTTGCATGACACCAGCGGTGAATCGCCACCATGCTCCGGTGCGACCACCACGGCGTACGGCTCGTGGAAATTCACACCCAGCTTCGGCGCGATATACACCCCGGGCATCGACTGAACCTGCTGGATGATCGGAGAGAAAATATCCCCCAGAGATCCGCCGAGGTCCACTACCGTACGGAAGATCGAATCCACCACAGTGCCTGTCGGGCCCGTGATCTGGCTGCGGTCCTTCACCGTCACCACATAGGTGGGTTTGGTCAGGTTCGCCCATCGATCTGGTTGCGGATCACCAACCTCCCACAGCGACACACTGACATCGACGCCGTACGACTTGGTTAGATCCTTGATGACCGTCCCGCATGACTCCATGCGAACCGTCTTGGCCACCAACGGTGAACCATCCAGGAATGGGTTAGTGCGCACCACGTACATGGGCGTCTTGAGCATTTCCAAGAACGTCTGCCGTGACAGACCATCGCGCTCGATCGCCGACAGGATCGTGCCGAACCACGCCCGCACATCAGGATTCAATGACAGCCCGTTGTTGACAAGCTCCCAGATGCCAGCCTGAATCCGTAAGGCGCATTCGGAGATCATGTTTTCGATCACCGTCACCAGTGGGCCCACAAAGATGGCGTGAGAGAACGGCTGAACCTGGATCGGTAACCACCAAGACGGGAAGATCGTCAAGTAGTTCAAAATGTCCCAGATACCCAGACAGCGAGCCGTTCCCGTCCACGCCGCCTTCTCATACGCCCAGTCGTGGGTATCGACGTAGTAGGGCATCTTGACGCCAGCGGTCTCGACGATGACCCCGACCATCTCTTTGCGGCACAGCTTCATCGGCGCGATATGGTCACTAGACCCCTTCAACTTGAAGGTGGCCGCGCCCTTGTCGTTGCGTGGGTCGTTGCCCGATGACTCCATGAGGTCGGCACCGAACACGTCTTGCCGGGTCCAGAACTTATCCGTGCGGGTGAAGACCCAGTCGATATCAGCCTCGTCCTGTAGCTTCGCCAGCTTCTCGGACGCCTCAGCCTGCATCGCGATATCGCCGTGCAGCAGATTGTCATTTAGGCGCGCGAGATCCGCGGTGGTCATTACGACTCACCGCCCAGAAGGCAACGCATTACAGCGGATATCTCCGATAAGGTGAGGCCATGGCCCCCAAGGGATCTAGATGTGAGGCAGGATGCCCCTGCGGAAAGCACAAGCGAGCTAGATGCGAACCGGGTTGCACGTGCTGGCGACACAATCCGTCACCAGAGACGATCGCCAAACTCCGTGCAATGTCGGATAACCGAAAGGGTGCGCGGTCAACCGATGAGCATCGACGCAAGATTTCCACGGCACTCACGGGCAGGCTCCTTTCAGATGATCACCGACGAAAGATGGCAACGGTCAACGCCGATCCGGCGCTGCTAAAGCAGAAGGCAGAGTCGCGGAAGGCTCTACGAAAGACGGCCGCGACCCACCGACAAGTGCATAAACGGCTGGCGCGCGACCGCGGCCCTGCCAGTGATTACCAGTGCGTGGACTGCTCGGGCACTGCCAACGCGTGGTCCCACAACTGGAGTACGTGGGAAGATGTGGCACAGGATCTTTGCGGCAAGCGACTTATCTTCAGTACGAACCTTGGTGTATACGAGCCGCGTTGCCATGCCTGCCACAACCGGTTCGACATCGCGCATGGACGCAGCCGATGGGACACCCCCTATAAGGGGTAACGACGTAGGGGTGTCCCTGAGGCGATCACCTTGGAATCCGCGTTGCCGCCCTCAATCGACACCTTCACGAAATACGGCTGCACCTGGCTATCCGGAACGCCAGGGGATTTCGCCGGTATCACCGAGTCCTTGTTCCACCGCCCCTTGAGCAGTGAGTACAGGTTGCCCTGTGGCGGCACGATGCCGAACACTGATTCGATCTGCTGCGACAGAATGGGGACGTTGTTGGCCGTCGCCCAGTCAATGAAGTCCTTCCACGCCTGCTGCCAACCGTCGAGATCCTGCGGCGTCGGCGGAACCGACGTCAGATCCTTGATCTTTGGGGTCTGGCGACTGGTGTCGATGCGCACCACCTGGTTCGGCAGCAGCGGTCCAAACTCGATCATCTCCGAAGACCCCGGCGACACAGCGAACTTGAACGTTCCCGGACCAAACACGGTGTACTTGTCAGACATCGGCTGATCACCAATGTTCTTGCGGCGCAGGAAACCCGACTGGGAGACAGTCGCGTTGTCACCAGCCGACAGTTTGAGGATCGGCGACGGGGTGGCCTGCGTGATCAACGCCGCCGCAGCGAACATGCCATTACCGACACCGCGATGATCCGGACCCAGCTTCGACCCAGCACCCGATTCGACCACGGTCATTCCGGGCACGTCGGCACCGTTGCGCTGCACCTTGAACATGCGCTCATTGCCGTCGTAACCACAGATCAGGGTGAACTTCTCCCCCAGTGCCGGCGGGAACAACAAGGGACGCTCACGCAGGACAGCGACCTCAACGAAGTTGATGAAGTAGGACAGGCGGATCCATCCGATGCCGTAGTACAGCCGCACCCCATCCCCACCCCAGGAACCATCAGGCTTGCGGTTCTTGCGGCCCCACAGCGTGTTCCGCGCCGACTCCGGTAGCGACGCTTCCTGAAACCCGCCATGAACCTGCGAGATCACCTGATTGTTGCTCGTGGTATCAAAGCCTGGCCACGGCCCGTTGACGACCTCGCGGCTATGAGTGGAGAACGGATGTGCCGGGTCGTCCACCCAGATCATCTGGCCACCCTTAGAGGTGCAGTAACCACCCCCAGTGCCCATGTAATACTGCGGCACAGCACCGAGATTCTGCGTCGCGGTGTGATCGACATTGAACTTGTCGGTCATCGCGTCGTAGACGAACTGGAATGAGTCGGTGTCGTTGAAGGTGCGCCAAAACCCGTTGTCGGCGCGCAACACTAGGGTGATCTCCTGGGAGACCGCCTCGCCGATCTTGTACGCCTCAGGCGGTCCCTTGAACCACCGGATATCCGACCACCAACGCCCACCATTCTGACCGATGAACGACAACTCAGACGTGAGCTTCTTGTCGATCGACGCCAGCAGATGCCGCACCACCTTGCGCAGGTGTTGCGGATCCCGGCCACGGCAAATGACCTTGATCTCAACCTCAGTCGGGCCCTGCAGGGCATCGACGAACGTCACCCCATCCTCAGTGGCACCCTTCTGGTCGATGATGTCCCACGGCGCGATCAGACCCTTGATGCCATCCTTCTTGATCGACACCGACTCGGGCATAGTGCGATCCGGAATGGACTGACCGCCCATCATCGAGAACTTCACCGAGTCGTCGTACGCCCACAACGTCACCGTGGGGATACGGCCCTTGAGGTGGTGATACGCGCCGTGCGGAACGATCGGGCCGGCCGGGTAGCTGATCACCGGACCCCCGTCGGCGAGTACATGGCTTCTAGGTGACGAACAGCGTCCTTGCCGTTACCGTCCTCGGTGGCCCCGTTGTTGGTGATCGAGACGTTGTTGTTGGTGGTGTTGTTGGTGGACTGCCCCTGCTGCCCTTGCGCGTTCGGATTCGTGGGAGCCTTCTGCGCCGCGGTGTTCGGCAGAGCTGGGCGTGCGCTAGCGAACCCGGACGCGAGCTTGCCGAACCACGAATTACCCAGGTTCCCCAACGGGGACCCGGATGGCAGGAACGTCTCCATCAACCCCGAGACCCCGATACCGGCAGCCTGGCCGCCGAACTGGATCGCCCGGTTCGCGAGCTTCATGCCCATCTGCGCGGCCTGCCCCGCCCCGGGGGCAAGCAAGTCGAGCCCACCTGCCGCCGTCATCGCCATGTCCATCGCACCGCCACCCACGCCCGGACCCCCACCACCAGGCATCGCCGGGGGCGCAATGCCACCAACGCCCGGGGTGCGGGTAAACGGAGCCGCAGTGGGCGGACCGCCAGCCATCGCGCCACCACCGCCACCGAACGCAGGCAGCGGCGTGGGGTTAGGAACGTAGGTACCTGAAGTTGGAGCTGCCGGATTCGTCAGCCCTGGATCGGTGTTCGCTGGGTTGTAGATATCGGCCGGGCCCGTCGAGGTGGGGGCTGGAGCTACCGGGGCTGTGGCGGTGCCACCGACTGGCATGTAGTAGTGCTTCGAGAACTGGGGATCCAGAGCACCTACGGCTGAACCGCCATACTGCGCGCCACCGCCTGTTCCGCCACCGCCTTCGAAGTTGACACCGTTGGGCAGAGTGGCCGCCATGTGGCCGCTACTGCCAGGCAGCGGAGTGACGCCTACGTTTAGTGCGCCATCCCGGTAGCCGGGGAGGAATCCCAGCTTGGCAGCCTCCTCGTCACTGGAAAAGTTGGTGGTGGTAAACAGCCTGCCTGGACTCGTCTTGCCGGTCTGCAGCATCTCCACCAGGTCCGAGATCGATCCTGAGCAGTCAGCCAGACCGTTGGCCAGATCAGATGCAGGACCGTACTTGACGTTTCCGCTCGACGCCTGGGCGAGACCCAGCATGGAACCGACGTTCCCGCCGTAACCGGGCTGCAATGCCGCCGGGCCAATCCCCGACTGGCCGTACCCATACTTGCTGTAGTCAATCCCGTTGTACTTCTCGCCGAACACACCCTGCGCGCCGAGAATCCCCATCAAGCCATAACCACCCTGCGACGGATTGGCCCGACTGATCGCATCCAACTGACCCAACAGAGGTGCCGCGGCGATGTTCGCAATGAACTTCGTCAGGTTCTCAGCCAGCCCAGGTAGGCCCTTGGAGATACCGAGATCGTTGTCGAGCGCCGCGCCGATCTCACCCATACCGTTGGCGAAACCTTTGGCGGAGTTCTCCATCTTCTTCCACGCACCCTGCTGCGCCTCAGCCAGTTTCATCTGCGCCGACGTGTACTGACGCTCAGCCATCGTCACAGCGTTTTTCGCGGTCAACAGATCCTGTGCCGTAGCAGTACCCTCAGCCTCCATCTCCAGCACCCGAATACGAGCAGACTCCACACTGTTGCGCGCAGACATCACCGACGTTTCGGCGTCATACACCTTCTGCGGATCAACCTGGTACGCGCCATATCCCGGCTTGGCGAACGGATCACTGCCGGTGCCCCACATCGGCACACCCGGCGCACCACCGGCAGGAATAGGGCCCACCGGCGCGCCGGCAACCGGGATCGCATCCACTGAGTACTGCGAGGGATCGAACGAAGGTTTGGTCTTCTTCGCCGTACCGTTCCCATCGTCGGGAACTATTGGTGTGCGGTCGCCAGGGACCGGGGCCGATCCCGTCCCGGGTGGCGGAGCGCCCAAGAATGACTGCACAAACGGACCCAGCGGACCAGCCGCCGCGGGAGCCGCCCCTCCGCCAGCAGGCGGTGCCGGAGGAGGTGCGCCCACCCGCAAGTCTGGAGGGATAAGCATGTTGCCGGTAGCGTTCGGGTCAATCTTCAGATTGGGATCGAAATAACCAAGCTGTCCACCAGTTGGCGTGAACGTATCCTTGATCAGTCCAGGAATGTCGCGAACCACCGGCAAATTTGTGAACCAGTCAGCAATGTCGGTCTTCAGGTCCGAGAAGTACTGCCCAACAGTTCGAGTAGCCTCTTCCCACTCCGACTTGAAGTTGTCCGACGCCGTTTTTGTCGCGCGATCGGATGTGCCATGCAGATCGTCAAACTCCCGCTTCGCTGGGTCCAGGCTCAGCTTGTTGATCGCATCGCCCATGTCCTCGAATTGGGTGCCGAACAACCGCTGCCAGATCAACGCCTGCTGCTGGGCATCACCAGTGTTTCGGAGGGCCTCCAGGACCGCACCGAACGCCGTCTTCGCCGAATCCCCACCCTCGGAGAAACGCCGGCCCATCTCATCAGCGTCGAACCCGAGTGCCTTGAACCCCTCCGCAGTGGTCTTCGATCCGTCCACGGCGCGGATGCTGAACTCCTTAAGCGAATCCGCAACCTTGTCGGTATCCCGAGCACCACCCTCGAGTCCCTGCTTCAGCAGCGTCATCCAGTCGCCAGCACCCAGGCCCAACTTGCGGAACTGGGTGGAGTACTCGTTGATGGAATCGAGCCAGTCGTGCGAGACATCCAAGCCGTCCTGGAAACCGGCTGTGATGATGTCTAGGGCGTCAGACGCGCTGCCCGCGAACCCTGTTCGCATCAACTGAGTGACCGAACGTGACAACTCCTCAGCCGACGCGCCGGTCACCTGCGATACGCCCTGCACCTGCTCGATGACACCCTGCACATCGGCATCCGAGGACCCCGGGGCGACCAGACCAGACTGCAGCGCTGTGCGTGCCGCGGCGAGATTATCGGCTACCGAGGTGCCGAAGTTGTTTGCGTACGCCTGCCCTGCAGCGTTGGCGTAGCGGGCCATCGACGCCTCGTCGAGGCCCATCGCAGCCTGGAACTGGTCCTGCAATTGAATTGTCGCCAACCCATCAGCAATTCCGCTGGCAAGTAGTCGTCCGGCGAACACCCCGATGGTTGCCACGCCAGCCAAAGCGAGCCCGATCGGGCCGGCCGCCGAACCGAGGCGCAGTAGCATTGACGATCCGGCGAAACCGCCGACAAACTCGTTAGCCGCATCCTGCCCCGATGTCCCCGCGCCAGAGATTGCGCCCTGCAACCCAGACAGAAACCCTTGCCCCGCGCCACTCGAAGCGTCTTCGTAGTCGCGAATCGCATCAGTAGCATCACGAACAGCCCGCGCCTCAGCACGTCGAGCCTTCTCCACCCGCTCAGCCTGAGAAACGATTTGGTCATTCCGGGCCCCTCTGTCCCGAAGAGACTGCAGCTTCTCCTCTTCGGAGCGAAGTTTCCCCGCGGCGTCAGCGGCCCGATCGTAGGAGTCCTTGGCCTGCTTCTCGAACTTCCGCAGCCCCTCATCGGCCTGCCCCAGTCCGGACCCGAATGCCCGTCCCGCGTCCCGACCGGCGTCAGCGAAAACCCGCCGGGCCTTCTCTGCGGCGGCGGTGGCGCTACGCTCGTCAAGCTCCGCACCTACCGGGATGGAAACAGGCACAGCTCACCGCCTTTCATTCATCGCACGCATCGAGTGCGTACCCAATGTCATCTTCTTCGGCCCGCGCTTCTTCGTGCAGTTCAAGTGCCTCAACGGGATCGAAGTAGATCGTTGGCATGTACTCGTGATCGCCGCCGGCATACTTGCTGGCACGGTTGCGAGCCGTCTCGTTTGTTAGGTGCTTGAGCATCTGCATCGAGACCGGCCAATTGCCGTCACGTCCGAATGGCGGAGCGGCGTGGGTTTTGAAGTCCGATTTGTCAGGGAATCCGCGAATCAGGTCAAGTAGCAGCCTGCTTGAGAGTTTCAAGCACCCGTACTCGTCACGATCTCCGCGGTGCCACTGCCTAATGTCGACGCCGTGATAGTGGGCAAGTAGACCCGTCGCGATTTCCCTGGGGTAGCGGCACCAAAGTGCTGTTGCCTCAAGTACTTTTCGAGTCTTGCTTCAGTCGCTCCCGCAGCTGTCGCTCCATCATCTGCCACGCGGTGTTGATCTGCCCCGGAACACCGCCAGCCTTGAGGAACTTCTTGTACGTGTCCTCACCCATGAGGGCGATGCACAGCAGTTCCTCATCGTTGATGAGCTTGCCATCGATGCGCGGCGGGTACTTCGGAACGTCACGCTCTTCGCCGGTGATGGGGTTCTTCTGCTTGACGGTGTCGAGATCTTCGGCCATGGACCTGATGTGCTCCAGGTAGCGGGCCTTCATGTCCGGGTCCATCAACTGCGGGTTTGGCAGTTCGAACGTCTCATCGTCACCGAGGTCGTAGAGGATGCTGCCCATGAAGCCGAGGTATTCGGTGGCCTGGTCTCGGGCCACTTTCGGATTGATGGGGTGGTTTGATTTGTCGATGTCCGACATGGGCTGATCCTTTCGGGCTGAGGGCTATCGGGCTGAGTGGGTGGAGCTCACCCGGCGGACGCAGCCCATACGCCCGCCGGGTGAGGTCTGTTAGGTGGTGACCGGGGTGATGGTCAGCGCGCCGCCAGTCAGTCCGGAGCCGGTGCCGGTCAGCGCCTTGGCTGCAGACGGAACGGTGACCGTGAACGTCGGGGCGGTACCGGTGACAGTCCAGTCGGAAGCGGTGTAGCCGTCGTCCAGGCCCACCAGGGCGGACTTCAGGTTCGCTGCCGAGGGGTTGTAGGCCACCGAAGTGCTCGGCCCCACGCTGCCGTAGTTGAACGTGGCGCTGCCAGCTGTCGCCGCACCGAAGTCAACGGTGTACTGCGCGACCGGGGCGCCGAATAACGCACTGACCCCACCAACCCACTCGTACTTGATCACCGGCACCACATCACCCAAGGCGTTCTTTGCCATGAAGAAGCCATCCGTGATCGGCTTGAACGTGAAAGGCGCAGTCTCAGCGTCCTTCTTGCTCTGCTTGACTTCGCCGATATCTGTGATGCGGCACAGAGAGAACCCCTTCACGGTGTGCACCTTCTTGCCGGCGCGGGTGAATTCACGCACCAGGAGAACCTGACGATCGACTGGATCGGAACCCAGCGCTTGGCCCCACCCGGTTGGTGCGCCGGGCAACTGAACGATCAGGTTGCCGTTGGCATCACAGAACGGCTGATCGTTGCGGAGCTTGCGCCACGCATCGTTCAGCGTCTCCACTGTCGACACCGTGAACGGCGCGTCGTTCTTGGTGCGCACGGAATCGTATGGCTCGTCCTGCTGTTCGATCATCAGGTCATCGGTGTCCATTGACGGCTTCTCCGACGGTCCGTCGCCTTCCTTGAAGGCGGCGAACCGGACGAATCCCTCATTCGGCGCGGGGTTCAGCTGCCATACGCCGTTGACCTTCTTGAACGCGGACAGGTCGTCGCGCAGCTGCCCGTCCTGAGCGAGGGGCGACCAGTTCACAGACCCGTCCCCCTTGTGGGGCGAGATGTTGGTGGCCGCTCCCCGCGCATCGCGGACGAACATCGCCATCAGCTTGCCGCGCTCCAGGAAGCGGGAGTCATTGTCGTTGTAGCCGCCGGCCGCCATTGTCGTGCCGGTTGCGGGTTGCGCCATCAGACGCCCCTTTCATTCGGGTGTGGTGAACCGGAACGCAATCCGGCGATTACGGGGTGGGCTGAATGCAGCCAAAGGCTGCGCACCGTCAAGCGACGGTGACGATTAGGAGAAATCCAGGCCGATCTCGTAGATGGCCTTGAGTCGGAACACGTTGTCCGCCTTGTAGTCACGCAAGACAGGTCGCTGTTGCACATCGAGGTAGTAGGCGTTCACGATGCTTCCATCAACCATTGTCACGTCGCACTGCTCGTCGATCAGCAGGATTCGACGGTGGGTGATCTCAGCTTCCCGCGTAGCTACCGTTTCAGTGGGCCCGAAGGTGTGCACCGACAGGATCGCCCGGGTGCTGTACGTGTACAGGTCATCAGTGCCGTCGATGTTGTTGACCTGACGGAAAATCGGTTCATCGCCCTCGACGCGCGTGGTGCCACACGGCCCCAATGGAGCGATGTGCGCTAGCAGAAACGCCTGCGCGTTCGGAACGGTGAGCGCGAAAAGCGGAACAGTCACCGTCGCGGCCTGTTGATGACGTCGCGGGCAGTTCCCCCGAACTCAATCGCCGTCCGAGCCGCGACCGCATACTCCGGCGTTGGGGTATCGCCACCGGTGCCGTCTTCGATCCAGTTCGCCTTGAAGTTGTCGTTGACGATGCGCGTCCGGTCGTCAGCGCCTTTGCCCTGCTCAACCTTCCACGCGGCGGCGTAGTCGCCGTGATCCACAGGCGAGATGGACTTGGCCCAGCCCGCCATCTGCATCGCGACACGCTTCTTCTCCGCTTTGACCGCAACAGAATCACGGAGCTCTTCATCAAGGGCGGCCTGTGAGACTCCGAGTGCCACGAGAGCGTTCTTCTTTGCCATCAGCCCAACCGCCTCTCGCACAGGCAGAAAACGTGATCTTCGGAGCCCAGGTCGTCGAACTCGAGGGCGGCGTCACCGCGCATCGGATATGTCTTGCCGCCACTGATGAGACTGGCGGTGGACTTGATGTCTGATACAGCGATCGGCGCCGGATCGCCGGTGTCATCCACCGCGGGCACCTGCCCGCCGGAGACGGGCATGAAACACCACGCCTGTTCGGTGGTTGTGGTGGTGACCGCCATGTCGTCCTCGGCAGTTGACTCAATCTCGAAGAGGCAGAAGTCAACCCACACGGTGACGTTCTCAGTCTCGGGGTGCATGAGCTCATCGAGAACGGGGTCGCCGTTTCCGTCGAGAACCGGGACAGTGCGGACGATGCCGACGCGCTGACCCCCGAGCTGATTGAGCAGCATTAGTCGCCGAAGTAGTAAGCGGGCCGCGGCCCGCGGGATAGTCCGAGCATCTGCTTGTGTCGGTCGGTGATGAACTTCTCCACCACCGACCGGTCAATGGCCGCGGTGCGGGTCCGGTGTCCGACGATCTTCGTGAATGACGACACCGGCCCGAACTCGCCGGACATCAAGGAATCCCGCGTCACCTCGAATGTGACGACTTGGGCAGCCTTGTCGTCGTCGGCAACGTCAGGTTTGTTGTCGCGGATCCAGTCCGAGACCACTGTCAGCAGCGACGCCGCCAACGGGTCAGACGCCCACGCGGGAGTCTTAGCCCAGTTGGCGAACATAGCTGCGTCCAGAAAATCGGCCACGGCTCAGCCGCCGTACATCTCGATCAGCTCAGCCTTGGTCATGTCCTCGGCGCCTTCCCGATCGGCACCCTGGGTGACCGCGTAGTCGATCCACTCGGCCTTCGGGGCGACATGCTTGGGGCGAAGATCGCCGTCGAGCACGGTTCCTGTGTCACCCTCAATCCGTTCGGGTTGAGACTTAGACCCGAGTGCGCCGGCCTTGAAAAGCCGCTGAACCTGATCATCAGACAGGCCCGTGACCACATCTCCCTGACGAAACCGCTTGCGGCTGCCGTCCTCCTGGCGCAGGTAAAACACCGACGCCAGGAGGATGTGCCCGCTCACGTCAGAATCCCAGTCAGGCGGATGCCCGCCTTCGGCTGATCCAGGGCGATGGCCCGGGTGTGGGTGGCATCGCAGCGATAGGACTGCGTCGGGCCGCCCAGCGGACCGTTGCCCTCCGAGTAGAGACCGGTGATCTCCAGGGGGAACATGTCGCTGTAGAAGCCGACGACTCCGCGCTGCAGGATCGTCACCTCCGTGGTGGGCCACGCCATCGAACCGATAACGCTCAGGCCGAAGATCTGCGACGGCAGAGCACCCTTGAAGGCGATGGACTGGTCAGCGATGTTGCCCTGATAGACCTTCAGGAACTTTTCGTTGTCCAGCAGGGTCGGCAGGATGCCCGGGTTCAGCACGATGGTGTCCGGCTGGAAGCCGTACCACTCCTCCGAGCTGGCGCCGGCCGGGGCCGCCTCGGTCACCTCGCGGATGCCGGTGGCGATGTCGAGCCGGGGGCTTCCGTTTGCGGTGTCCCATGCGTTGGCTACGGGCAGGGTCGGCAACTGGCTGTGCAGCAGTGTGCGTGCCACCTTGTCGTCGGCCCGCTTGAAGGTGTTGGTGAGCTGCGTGATCTGACGCTGCACCTCACCGACCTTGTTGGCCTTGATCATCTCGCGTGAGATGCGGATGGCCAGACCCCGCTTGTTGGCGTACGCCACGACGGGCACGCCGCGCTTGCTCGTCGCGACCGGGATCTCACCGAACTCGGCGATGTCCTGAACGTCCTGTTCGAGGAACATCGGATCGCCCTCGGAGTAGCCCACGATCCCGTTCGAGTTCTCACCCTCGTCACGGAACAGCGCCTCGCTGATGAACTGATTCTCCATCAGCTCCTTGATCTTCGTGGGCACCATGAGCGGGTTGCCGATGAGGTCACTGATCGTGATCCGGGGCCCGTCGTTGACGCTCACAACTGGAGTAGTCATATTCGTTGTCTCCTTGTGGGTTTCGTGGTCAGCGGGTCCGGACCCGGCCGGTCGCCTTGGTGGCGACAACAACGCCGCCCGGTTCTGCGCACCAGCCGATGATCGTGCGCGCATCCGGCGTGGCACCGGCAGGCGAAACGTCACCGTTGGCTGCGGCGACCAGGGCCAGGCCTTCGGCGCAGTCGGCGGTGAACGTGACGCCGTCGACCTCCTGGCCGCCATATGCGTACGCAACCTTGGTGGGCTGCGGGACAGCCGCCAGCGTGGGCGGGTTACCGCTCGCGGCGGTCACGACCTGCTCGGGTGCGATCGCGTCGTTGAGCGCGATGCCCAACACATTGACGGCGGCCGCACCGGCGACCGCGAGTCGGCCGGCTGCGGCGGCGACGATCACATCGCCGCCCTTGATGGACTGACCGCTGGCCGGGGTGCCGGTCTTCGGTCCCTGCTTGAAAACGACTGCAACGCCGGACATATCAGAAGCTCCAGTTCTTGTAGGCGGGATTGTCGGTGACGTTGTCCACCGGCTCAGTGGCATGGCCGAGTTCGGTCAGAGGCACCGCGGATTCCTGCAGGGTCTTCTCCAGCAGAGTGGTGGTGCCCTCGCGGTCGGCCGACATCATGGCCAGGAAGTGTTCCCGGCGGGCCGGTGTGATCTTGCCCTTGCCGATCGCCGAATCGACTACCTTGGCGTCGTCCTCGCGCTGTTGACGGTCGCGGGCTTCCCGCCCGGCGGCGGCGTCTGCGGTGAGCCGTGAAGCAACCTCGGAGTCGAGCACAGTCAGGCCGAACCGCTGTGCGGCGGCTGCGATCTGCTCAGGGGTGGCCTCGGACACCTCGGGGGCGGCTTCGGCTCCACCTTCGGTGCTGTCGGCCGAATTGGCAGCCAGCGCTTCGGTGAATGCGGTCAAAACGGCTTCGTCGTCAGCGTCGGCGGAGATGCCGAGCTTCTGCGCGAGGCCTTCCTTCAGGGTGGGCATGGCGCCCTCCTTTCCATCGGTTTCCTCGGCCTGCGCGGCAGAGGGGTCTGTTGGGCTGGAGGCGGGCCGAGCCTCGGTACGTGAAGCGAAAGCCATCGTGGGTTTTTCGCTGGCGGCGCGGGCGGCGACGTACTCAACTTTGACGCCCTGACCCTCGCCGAACTCCACCTCACCGTCACCGGTGACGGTGTACGGCACACGCTCCAGCGAGTCATCGTGATCGTTCTGCACGATCAACTCCGGTGGGTCGACGTACATCTCGCGAATCCACAGGTAATAGTCCGGCTCGGCCTCGTAGTAGGCCTTGCGGACCTGGTCGATGGTGGTTCCTGCCAAGGCCACTGTTGATTTCGCCACGGCAACCTCCTTTTCGGGTGCTTTCGTGAACAGGTCGTAGAGCGATTCGAGGGTGCCGATACCTGGCCTCACCACCCCGAGTAGCGCCATTGCGTGCAGCACGAACGGGTGTGTATGGCCGAGTTGGCACACGTAGTCGTGCTGCCACTCTCCGGAACGATCGGGGTAGGACGACGCCAGGACTGACCGGCCCTCGCTATCTGCTTCGGCCAGCCAGGCGGGGATGCCGACAAAGTCACCAATAAGGGTCTGACCGTCATCGGTGAGCCGCAGGTTGTCCACGAGACCGATCGACGGGTCACCTTCGCAACCTTCGCCGGTGTGCCCGAACTTGAGTACCGGGCGCCGGACTGCGGGGCAATCCAGGGCGGCGATCGCGGCGGCGAAGTCATCTGCGGTCGGATGCCAACCGGTGGCATTCGAGATGTCCCAGTAGCCGACTGATCCGAGCTCAACGCCGGGGACCGTGGCCAGCATCGGCTTCGACGGGACGTCTACCACTGCAACGCAATCTGATCGGGATGGGCTGCCCGCGCGGCCGGCTTGAGTGCCAGCTGGTTTTGAGGGGCTGGCTCAGGCGCTGGTTCGGGCTGATCGGCTTCAGGCTGTTTGGCCGGCAAACCGAGCCGTTGCCGCAACGTCTGCTCCACCAGAACATCCGGCGACAACAAGCCAGCTTCGACGAACATCTTCAGACCGGCCGCGGTGGCGTCCTGCTCCGATCCGATCTCATCGGCCACAATCAACGGCGCCGGAACATCGGGCCCGAAATTGATATCGACCAGGTCTTCAACGATGTGCTCGTTGCCCACACGGATGAAGAACTGCAGCAGGGCATTCTCGGCCAGCGTGAACGGATCCTGCTGCACCGTCGCCAGCGCATACGAGCCGCCTCGGTCCAGGTTCAGGAAGTGCGCCATCGGTTCGAGCGCCATCATCTTGTCGTGGAATGACAGCATCGACAGTGTGTCTGGCAGGTTGCCCGACACGCCAAGTAGTTTGAGGTCCTGATTCAGGCCAAGACCGACGCCGGAACCCATGCCGACCTGATAGGCCGCCGCGAGTTCCTTCATCGCATTGACTTCGTCTTGATCGTCAGAGCTGGCGATACCGACGGGGACACCCATGCCGTTGCGTTGCGCCGCGGCGGCCTGCACGCGCATGATCTGGTTCTTCAGCACCCAATGCTTGTAGGCCGACCGAACAAGGCTCTTACCCATCCATCGACCCGGCCGCATTTCCCGCGTGTACACCACAAGCCGATTGACCGGAATATCAGCCGGCACAACCCCGTACACCACACGCCCCGTCGTCGCCGGCGCCATCTGCGTGACAGACTCCAAACCGCCATCGGCGGCCACATTGAACTTCTGAATCGTCCACTGCGGACGTGGCGCCAGTTTGCGAATCCAGAACCGGCCATCCTCATCGCGGCGGTACACCTGCTCAAACACAGCGTGGCCGAACAGGTTCGTCGGAGATACGGCCTCGGCCAGATGCTGCTCATAGGAGAAGCGGTCACGTCGACGACCGGCCTTGCGGACCTTATCCTCCCCCACCAGGGGAAGATTCAGGTTGCGCGAGACGAACTCGGCTACCTCATCGGGCGCCCCATTCGAGTCGATCCTCTTCGGCGTCTTCAGGATCGGCTTCGATGTCACACTCAGCAGGGATGCGATACGTGAATCGTCGTTCTCCATCTGCGCGAACATCGCCACTGACTGTGGCCACTGCAGATCCGCAACCTTCTCGAACGGATCGGCCGACAACCAACTGAAGAACGCATCACCCGATCGGGGTGCGGTCGCGACGACATACCCCTTCTCCGACACGGGGGCTGCGGTCTGTGCTCGTTCCGTCACAACATCACCCCTCTCAGAAGTTCGCGGTCATCGCATCGAATACGGCTTCGGCGCCCGGACGTGGGACTGCAGATCGGTCGTAGGCCGGTTTCGGTGCGGGCCCCTTGGCTTTCGCGCCGAACTTTCGGATGGCCCAGTGCGCCATCGACGCGCCCACCAACGGGATCGCGACGCCGGCGTCATCCTCAGCCCACAGCGAGTCACCACCAGGCAACTCCCGCAGCGATGCACTCACCACCGCGTCGTTGAGGATCTGCTGATCACTGTGCGACAGCAGGCCGGCTAGAGCGTCGGAGTAGAAGCCGTTGAACGACAGGGCCATATCGCCGGTGTTCATCACCACCGGTTCAATCCCCGCGGCGATCAACAGCGGCTCCAACACGATGGCGCCGTTCTTCCGGTCCAACACCAGCGCGATCGGGTTCCACTCCGTGACCTTCGTGATCAGATACTCAGCGATCTCCGTGTGATGCCCGCGCCGCAGCGGCCCCACCTCAACGTGGATCCGTGTCCCATCGGCGGTGGTTTGCGCCGCCACGATCGACCAGGTGCGCTTGTCGCGGGACTGCCTGACCGCGATCGTTCGTGAGCCGATCAGTTGCGCACCTGGATTGGCCATGCCGGTCCACACCGCCTCGGGGATCGGCGAACCGATCTCGTCCTCATCGGGCGGGTAGTCGCCCCAGCCTAAGTAGTCGGCGTCGAAAATCGCCCGCTGCTCAACCGTCTTGGCCTTCTGCTGCTTCGAACGAATCTCACGCTCATTCGTGGCCACCCCGTAGGACGGTTGTGCCGCCTCCCACGTGCTCGGATCGGTCCGATCAGCATCCCGCGGTGCCGCATACATCGCGTAATACAGATCCGAGGCACGCTTGTGCCCCAACCGGTGCAAACCAGCCAGTGTGTGGCACTTCGGATGCACCGACGCCACCGGCGCCGTCGAAATGTAGATCGTCTGCGGGTTCTTAGCCGCTGACTGCGCACCCGTCAGGTTCGCCTCTTCACCCGGGTCGATGTCGTAGGCCTCATCGATGATGAGCAGATCGATCTCGGTGTAACCACGACCGAAGTCCTGCGACCGCGGCCCGAACTCGGCCTTGCACACGATTTCGCCGGTACGGGGATGCTTCAACTGAATCAGGCCGCGGTTTCCCGCCTTTGACGGCTTCTCCGCAAGCCGCGACTTCAGCCACGGCACCCGATCAATCACCGCACACACCCGGTCGAACACATCTCGCGCTGTCGACCAACGCTGCGCCGTGTAGATGATCCGGCCCGACCGCAGCACGAACATGTGGAACAAGATCAGCAGAACGATCAGCAGTGTCTTGCCCTGCTGCCGTGTGCATTCGATACACACGTCCCGGTGCGTCCACAAACTGATCGGGGCCCGACCCTCGCGGGCCGCGTCATCGAGTTCCTCTTCCGTCGGCGGCTGCACCGACGTGATCGCCTGAATCGATCGCCACTGCCACGGCATCGGCCGCAAGCCGACCGCGAAACCGAACTTGCCGCACCGATCCGCCTGCGCCGACTCATCACCCGGATGCTTCGACTCAAACTCCGGTGTCTGCCGGCCTTTCAGCCGAGGCCACGACCCCACCCACTCAGGCCACTGCACACGATCCGACTTCCGATTCGGAGGACGCTTCGGAGTAGGAACATCCTTCTTCGGCGTCGGCCTAGAACTTGTCGAGCGGGTCGCTATCATCGTCAGGCCCGGTCGAAATCCCCGCGCGCTGCCGGTGAATGTCGGCTAGGTAGTGACGAAACACCGTCGCGCACTGTCTCGCCTCCTGGAGCACCTTGTCCACCTGGACCTCAACCACCTCGTCCCGAACCCGCAGACGCATCCACGCGTCCTGCTTGCCCGACAGAAGTGCGTCGAACTGCTCCAACCGGTCGGCCATCCGACACGCCTCGATGATCATCAACGTCAACGGATACGGATCCGATTCACGGGCCAACTCGGCCATCAGACGCTGCCCTGCGGTCGTTGCCTCAGAGTTTGCTGGGTCCGCGCCTGAGTTTGCTGGAGCCTTCGCGGTCATCGGGGGCCACCGACGTTTTGGTTCGTTTCGGCCGGATTGAAAAAAAACTGACTGGAACCCCGGGGGTCAGGGATAGGCCCCCCGCCGGATATTTTCAGGGGGGCCTGTCGCTGGCCGCGTTTCCGCAGGTCAGACGCGTGAGGTCGAGCAATGCCCGATGCCCTGACCTGCGGCGATGGCGAGCAGCTACCGATCACCACTGCATCACCACTGCATCACCACCTGGTCGGAGTTTGCTGGTTTGCTGGTCGAGTTTGCTGGCGTCGGCGTACCACTGCTTGACTGCCTGTTGCATCTGCCATGGTCGCTCGGCCTTGCACCGTGCAAGCACTGTGTCGATGCCCGGGTCGATGACGACCATCTCGGCGCCGAGGCTGAGGTAGTGGTCGATGAGGCGTTGGCTGGGCATTGAGTGGATGACGTAGACGTTGCAGTCGAGTGTGACCGCTACATCGATGGCTGCTTGCCTGGCTGCTTTGGTGACGGCCTTGACGTGCTGGGTGTGCTTGTGTGGCTTGCCGTCGGATGGTGTGAGTGCGTTGGCTAGGGCGTCGTAGTCGATGGTGATGTCGCCGGGTTTGGCGTGCTGCTTGACCCAGGTGGACTTGCCGGATGCTGGTGGCCCGCTGATGAGGTAGAGCATCACCAGTCCATGGCGAGTTCGTCGGTGGTGACGATGGTGGTCGGGTTGATGCCTAGCTTGGCCAGTGCTGCGGTCCATTCGGATGGATGAACACCGAGGGCAGCAGGTCGATTGGTGTCGTGTCGGCCGTCTTGGCGTTGACTGTTGCAGATGCCGTGGAGTAGTCGGTCTGCGCGTTGGCCGCCGAGTGCTCGGGCTTGACTGTGGTCTGCGGCGAGCTGCTTGCCGTCCCAGTTGCGTGCGAGCAGTGGAGCTTTGAACATGGGTAGGTTGCACCACCAACAGAGGATTCCGTCGACGTGGCGGCGTAGCAGTCCTTCGGCGTGCTGTTGGTGCTTCCAGCCAAGGCCGCGGTCTGTGGTGTTGGCCTTACGGCCGGACCTCGGCACAGGTCAACACCTCAAACGTGCCGGCGCTGCCAAACAAGCACGGGCCGAAGTTGTTCTGCAGGCGGTCACTCAGTGGCCATAGATCAGGGTCGACATAGATGGTGTCGAACGTCCGGCCGCGAAACTGCCCATAGTTTGGTGTCAGCGGCTCGCAGTCGGCGGGAACCTGGCCATTGCGGATCAGGTGTTGGGCTCGTATCCGAGTCGGGGCAAGTAGCGCAGTGCGCGGCATCTACAGCTCCTCAACGGTGAGTGTCCAGCCTCGTTCACTGTTGGTGAGTTCGAGGCTGCAGGACTTGTCTTGGGTGGCGCATTCAGCGAGGACGGTGAGTAGTTGGCGCAACCCGGGTATTTGGGTGCTGGGTGCCTGTAGGGCTTTGACGAACTGCTCGGGTGGTTTCTGTTGCCATTCGCCGAGGTCTCCGTCTAACCATCTGTCACCGTTGACGGTGATGCGCATCTGAGTCATCGGTGTCCCCATAGGGCGATCGCCATGCAAGCGATGGTGGCGATGAACGGCGCCGGGATGATGACCAGGTACAGCATTGCCATCCAGAAGGCATCTTGCAGTTCTTTGCGGGTCATGATGCGCTCCCGTGGTTGGTGGAGCAGTCGGGGTTCATGCCCTGCATAGCCTTGATCAACTGTGGACCATTCACTGTGGGGCGTTCGGTGTCGATGTTGGCGGAGAACAGGAATGTTCCGCAGGTGCAGTGGATGCGGGGTTGGCGGTGGCGTTCGCGGCCGGATGCTGCGTCGGCTCGAAGTTGTGCGACCTCTTCCTTGGTGAGGATCTCGTGGTCCGATTCGATGTTCGCGACGACCGCTTCGGCGAACAGTTGGGTGAAGTTCGCACTGGGTAGGCCGGCTTCTTCTGCGAACTGTTTGGCCTGCGCATCGGGGAGGGCGCTGTTGCGGAACATGGGCGCTGGGAGTGGGATCGGGCCTGTTTTGCCGTCTCCGGGGTGGATGAGGCCGGGTAGTTCGCGGGTGAGGCGATCGGTGACGACTTGGTTGGTCATCGGTCGCGGGCCTCCGCAACGGCAGCCTCAGCGCGGGTGAGGTCAGCGGCGTGGAACGCCATGTGGACGTGGTCGAAGTGCGGATCCAGCTTGTCGGCCCACTTGAGCAGTAGGCGTGCTGTGCGGCGCATTCGGTGAGCAGCAGTGCGTTTCATGGTTACTCCCTGGGCTGTGGAAGTGGGGTTAGAGCCAGAAGAGTGCGGTGATGCGTATGCAGAGGTTGCGCCACCAGGTCCAGTGACGTGTGTCGGGTTGTGCGCACCAGGGGCAGGTCATCGACGTACCGGCTTCTTCTGGGAACCTCGGGACACGGAGGTGATGACGCTGTCGAGTGGGCTGAGGATGAGTGTGTTTTTGCCGTCTGTGACTTTCCACAGTTCGGCTGAGACGGGGACTTGGTCGACGGTGTCAGCGAGGATGCGGTGCACCTGGTTCTGGGTGAGTCCGCTCATCTGCGCTTCTGCTTGGGCGCGTTCAGTGAGTCGGTAGCCGCCAGCCTGCAGAACAGTCATCTGGGTTGTCCATTCTCTCGGCGCGGGTAGCGGTCTAGGAGGCTGTCGAGCCAGTTCGTGGCTTTCGTGACGTGGTCCGGGTTGCCTTGGGCTCGGAGTGCGCGTACGGCTGCGAGTGCGTCGGTGATGCGTTCGGCGATGGTTCTCGGCGGGGAGAAGGTGGACATAAGCACCTCCTGAAAGCAGAAACGCCCCGGTAAGGGGCGTTTGCGCTAACTGGCTCTAGGCACACGTGTAGCGCGCACCTGTGAGACTACCTTGTTTTGCCTGGACAGCAAGTATTGGTGCCGTTGGAGCAAAGGCGTGTCGTGCCGATCGCGATTCCCTTACGTCAGCTAGGCGGGGTTGCCGAGCCGGGCCGCCACGTGGCGTGAACGACCCGCGCGACCCCGCACACACAGATCAACGATCCGGGCGTCTTTGGCTTGAACAGATGCCTCGGCACCTCACTTACGTTCACGGCCATCTCCTTACGTCAGCTTGCACTTGTCATTTGTGCCGACCCAGAACCTCGCCGAGCGCCAGTCCCGTGCCGACTGCGGCGAGAATGATCAGGCCGAGGACCAGGCCCAGCGGTAGCAGGGCTTCCCAGAGGCTCATGCCGGAATTGTTGACCCATTTCATCGCTACTCCTTATGTCGGGTTGGCTCAGAAGGAGACAACGCTCATCGGGAACGCTCCCGGCGTCTCAGCGGGGCACCACTCGAATCGTTCGGCGTCGTGGTCTATGAACTTGGCGTAGACGTGTCCGACTCCGGTTCCGTCTGCAATGTCATCGAAGTCCCCGGACGGAATCATGTGGTTCAGGTAGCGGGTGACCTCGGCCAACATCTGTTCCTCGGGGACATGGCCGTAGGCGTAGTAGCGTTCACCGTCCTCGTCTTCCATGACGGTGAACACCTGGGCGCCGGTACGTGTATCGAAATCCCCCGGCTCAGCTACGGGCCAGTTGATCTGGTCGATGGTGATGGTCTTCATGGTTTCCCTCCTGTGGTTGTTGGCCGATAAGTACTCATTGGGGTTCCGTGCGGCGTGTTTCTTTGACATGGCGCTGGTTAGCTCGGAGGGTTGACGATCTCTCGGAATGCCTCGTCAACGTCGTGGTTCTCGACGCGCTGCAACAGGTCGAACTGCCATGGCACAGGGTTGAGACCGAGCAGGACACAGGCGTCGTACATGCGCTCAGCGTCCCCAGGTTTCATCAACCCGCCAGCCGCATGTAGAGACTGCCGCCGGTCCCAGCCAGACACGGGACATACTCGGCGAGCAGCCGGTCACTGAGTGGCCAGATGTCCGAGTCCACCACGATGGCGTCGAGCACCAGGCCGCGGTGAGCCAAACTCCGCACCGACAGCGGCACAGCCCCGTCGAGGATGGGGTCCGTCCGGACGATGTGCCGAGCACGCTCCAGGTTCATCGCCAGCAGGCCAATCCTGATCTTGGCCGGACGCTCACGCCGCTCGGCTTGCTCCTGGAATCCGAGGAAGCCGTCTGCGAGTTCTTCGCAGCTGTGGGCCCTCAGCACCGCTATGGCGGTCTTGTACTCATCCGATGAGAACATCGTTGTATCTCCTTCTGTCAGGTTGAGTGAGTAGCTAGATGGGCGTTGACGAAGTCGGTCGCCACCTGGTTTGGACATGGGCAACCATCGAGGCCAATGAACCCGTGCGCCTGGCAGTCGCCGTGATGGTCGAACGTGCAGGGTTCGGAATCAACGAACTGACTGAGCAGTTCCACCGCGCGGCACAGGTCGCCTGGGTCGGTCACGTCCATCTCCTTGCGTCAGGTCAGGGTGTGGACCCGGTGGCTACCCGGACACACCTCGGTGTCGTCGTTTCGTAGATGCTCAGAGAATCGCCACGCCGGAAGGTGTGACAGCTTGCCTTCGTGCAAGCCGTCAGTTCGATAGCAGCCGACGTAGGTCCGGCATTCACGACACAGCACCTGCTCACCGGGAATCTCTTCCACCACAGCCATATCAACTCCTTACGTCAACCCATGACGCGGTTCAACTCTGGATTCTTGCGGCGTAACTCTGCGCAGGTCTCGCAGTTTGCCTTGCCCGAGATTGCATCCTCAGGCTTGGCCCAAAAGCAGTTCGGAGCTGTGGGTTCATGACCGAAAGCGCGCAGTCGATGAGCACGACGAAGGCGCTTCTCGAACGGTGTGAGCTTGTGGACGCTAGGTGGCATCGCCCGATCCTTTCGTGCCGATAATTGGTCATTGCGGCCCTGCGCCGCAGCGTATTTCCTTACGTCAGGTTGTTGCGGATGGCGGCGGTGATACGTTCGGCAAGATGTGCAGCGTGCTCTTCGTCTGATGCGCCCGAGGCGGCGCAACCTTCATGCCTGCATTCCCAGACCCATTTCGCCGGTCCAGACCATTCCGATCGGTAGCTATGTTCGAGGATTATCCGCGCAATAGCTGTAGACATCTCTACACCGCCGCATGTAGAGTGATCTACATGCGAAAGCCTCTCATTGCAGTCGGCACCAAGGTTTCCTGGAGTATGTCCAGGAATGTCCGATTCACCGGTCAAGTCATCGGAATAACCCCTGACGGGCACATCCAGATTGCGCGGAGCAACGACGTCTATTGGGTTGAGTCCAGCAAAGTGAAGGTGGTCGCTTGATGGACTTGCAGGTTGCGGCGAAGCGGCTTCAAAAAGCACGGTCTGCTCACCAGAAGGCGATGAACGACGCCCGGACGGCGGCGCTCGATGTACTCGATCAGGAGGGGATGTCTGAGGTGCAAGTAGCCGCAGTCCTAGGGGTTGATCGGATGACCGTTCGCAAGTGGCGCGGGAAGCGGTGACTTGACTTGCCACTCTCATGTCTGCGTTTCCTTTCGCCGATAAGTGGTCACTACGTCAGATGTTGGTGATGCCTGCGGGTAGTTCGATGCCCATCAACTTGCACAGGAACAGGTACCTTTCGGGCGGCCAGAAGGCTTTGCAGACGAGGCATGAGCAGCCCACGCTGACGACGAGTTGTAGTGCTGCGACGCGGACGTTCTCCCCCGCGGTGTCACGCCTGTAGGTGTGGGTGGCGTTGCAGTTCGGGCAGGGCTCACTGAAGTGTTTGACGTGCTGCGGGTTGAACAAGCGCTCGACGTCGACAGCCCAGGACTGGATGACCTTGGTCATCTTGTCGATGCGGTGGACGTCTTGTGGTCGCCAGGATTGTTCGGCCATGTGCCTCAACCGGGCGACTGTGGCTGGTACGGCTTTGTAGCCGGGTTGCCAGACGGACACCATGAGGTCGATGTCTTGGAGTAGCACGAGGGCGTCGGTCCAGATGGGCGGTTTGGACTTGGAACCGCCACCGTTGCCTGTTTGGGATTGGTCTCCGCCGACAGCGTCGAACAACTGCATGTAGAGGCTGGGGGCGTAGAGCATTTGGCCGTTGTGGAGGGTGGGTACAGGTTCGGTGAATTCGTTGACGGCGCCTTGGAATGCGGAGCGCGCGGCGGGGAGGTTGCCGTCTTCGGTGTGTGCTGTGGTCATCGGCGCTGTCCTCCGTGATCGCATTCGGTGCGTGGTCGATAGCAGGCGGGGCACGTATCGGATGTGGCGATGAAAACCGCTTGGGAGCGTTGAATGTCAGCGAGGTTCACGCGGAATCCCCCAGTGCGGCAGCGGGGAACGCTTCGAGGAAGTCTGAGATCGCCGTGAAGTCCAGGCCGATGATGCTGCACAGCATGTCCAGAATGTGGTCGATGGCTTTGCTGATGGCGGTGAGGATGTCGGGGTATCGGCGGTGCTCTGTCCCGTCCTCGAATGTGTATGAGCTGATGGTGGGGTTGGTGCGGAGTTCTGCGAACGCCCTCAGCATCAGGTCTGGGAGTGGCAGTTGGCGCTGGTAGGCGTTCACGCGGTACCTCCGGGCAGTTCGGGTTGGATGACTTCGGCGTCGATCACGGACGGTGGTTGTTCGGGTGTGATGTCTTCGATGTCGTCGCCGTAGGGGTTGCCGATGTGCAGTGCTCGGATGTTGGCGTAGCCCTGATAGATCGGGCTGTCGGTGTTCACGTGGCCTTCGCCGATCCAGCCGTACTTGTCCCGATTCGCGGGGACGATCGCGATGTTCGGTTCGTCATCGATGCCGCATTCACGGTCGGTGACGACGGGCATGTTGTCGGGGAGGTTGGCGATGGCTTTGCGTAGCTGGGCAACGTTCATGCGGTCTCCTCGATGGGTACGGCCCAACCGCAGTAACCACAGACACGGAAGGCGGGTACGGGGTAGGTGCCGATCTGCTGGGCAGGGATGGTGTCGTGGGTGGTGTCTCGGCGGCAGTTCGCGCAGGCGGCCATGGCGCTCACTCCCGTTCCATGAGCAGTAGCCGAGCTCCAGCCATTTCCCGCATTGGCAGTAGTCGTCGTAATCGGAGTTCGGTGAAGTAGCCCATGTTCGATGGCTTCGCGTACCTCGTTCAGGAACACCTCACGATCAGACGGGGAGGTCATGCCTGCACCGACCCGCGCCCGTAGAAGTACAGGGTTGGGTGCTCCCGGTAGTCGTTGCTGTCGTCGGTTGAGTCCTCGTACAGTTCGTATCCGAGGAAGTCGCCATTGCTCATCCGCAGGTGCGGCGTGATCCAGTCAACGAACAGGCCCACCTCACCGCTGTAGTCCTTCAGCGATGACGACAGGACAAGCTGATTGGCGTAGGGGCCGCATGTTTGCGGTCGCCGGAACAGGGCTCTGCGTGACTCTTGGTAGACCGCGCCACCGCCGATGAATACGTGATCCCAGCGCGGCATCGTGAAGAACTCGTGGTCATCGTAGCCGCCGTTCTCGAACCATTCCCTGGTGATGATTTGACGTTCCAGCCAGTCGGCTACGGGTCCGTCTTTGATGTTGGCCCGGAAGTAGAACTCGGTGTACATGCCCATCGTTACTGCTCCTCCACGGTGATTCGAGCCCCAACAGCAGCGGCGTCCGTGTGGTCAGCGGCAGCGAGGAGAGCGGCGGCCAAGTCGCGGGCTGCTGCGGCAGAGATGAACGTCGCGTCGGGCAAGGCCACGCCGCGCCGTTCGTCCGGCCACGCGCTCACTGGGTCCGCGCCGAAGTTGATTGCCTCCCAAGCTCCCAGGCACTCCTCGCCCCAATTGCCCGGAATGGCGCATTGCTCGGGTAGTTCCACGACGGCGATGCGGGCGGCCTTGAGCGCCGCGAGGATGTTGCGGGCCTCGTCGTGAAGGCTGGCCATGATCTGTTCGATCGTGTTCCATTGCGGGCCTCGGTTGAGCCTGCCCATGAGGTTGTCTGCGAGGGCTTGGTAGACAACGGTTTCAGCTCGGTCCATTTCGTCACTTTCGTCACGGTTTGATGTCAGCGGCTCGGATGTGGCCCGCTGGTGGCTGTGTGTGGCTTCTGGGTGGCTCATTCGTGGCTCTCCGTTCGATCGCTCGCGTTCCCTGATGCCGTGATCCGTTTCGTGTGCGCCGGGAAATGCTCCAACGGCTTCCCATCCCCATCCCGCACACACGGCTCATGCGCTTTCGCGTGACAGTCAGGGCAGGGAACAGTGAGTGCCTGCTGCTGCACGGTCGTGCCAGTCCAGTCACGCATTGGCCAACTCCAACAACACATCCGCATGACAGGCCTGGTCGAGTGGACACCAGCAGGCGAGGTCGTGGCCGCGGATTTCAGTGAGCGGCAGGGTTCTCGCAGTCCATTTGCGGTAGAGGTCCACGACGATCGCCGCGGATGCTCCGGTTCCACTTCGGTAGAAGACTGCTCCGCCATTGGGGAGTCGGAAGCCGGCAGCGCCGATGATGAACGGGTTGCCCCACCGTGTTCCCCGTCCGACGTAGCGGGCTGAGTTCCCGCAGCCGCATGAGCATTCAGGCATCCGCCAGCCCTTGGTGCGCTTTCGTTGGATCCGCTCAGGCATTTGACGCCTCCTTGGGGTGATCACACTTACGCACCGAGTCGTCAAACGTGATGTCCCCGAACTCATCACAGAGCGTGCAATCGTCGATCTCCTGCTGCCGCGACGCAGCCGCCACCCGCTTCTGCTCGGCCTCCAGGCGGTCGAAGTAGTCCGGGTTCGCCTTGTCCCACTTCCGACGCTTCATGCACGCAAGGCAGGAACCGCCCTCGTAATTCGTTTCATGGTCGGGGCATTCGGGGCGGGGGCTCTCCCCAACTGAACCAACAACGGAAGGTGACACTAGGACTTGAACTTGTACTTGACTGTCCCCGTCCCGACCGGGTTCCGACGCGGTACCCGGTTCTGACCCCGTCTCGACCCCGTCCCGACCCGGTCCCGACGGGGTATGCCTGGGGTCGATTTCATCGGCCAATTCATCAGCGTCCTTGCGCCTCAGCCTTCGCAACTCCTGGGCGAGCTCGTGCCGAATCTTCTCCGACGCAACCATGCGAGCGTTCTTCGGAACCGAATACCACGAGTTCCGGTTCTTCGAACTCACCTGGCGCACATAGGAACGGATGAACAACTCGTCCGTGTCGTAGTCCACGAACACGAACCGACGCTGCTCCAGGACAACAAAGTCTTCCCTGAGCTGATCGGTGGTGAGCTCGTTGCACCCCTTCGCCAGTAGGTCCAGGTGAAGCGTCAGCACGCCGGCGGTGTCGAGATCTCTCTGCGCCAGCACCTGGCAGAACGTGCATTGTGCGCCGCGGGGAAGTGCTTGGAATTCGCGGTCTTTCCTCCACAGGCCCTCGTTGATGAGGGCGGCAGCATTAGCCATCCTGCAGCTCCAGGCGGTCAAGCTCATCCATGATCGCGTCGTTACGTCGCGCCTTAGTGGTATTGCGTGCCAGGACACCGTGAGCGAGTTCTACTACTTCCTTCGCCCACACCGCTTGGCAGACGGGATCGTCACAGTAGGAGTCAACGTCAGCCAGGGTCTTGTGCTTGCAGAGCACGGATGATGAGACGAACACGCCATCGGAAAACTCTTTTGCCCAGGCGACTTCAACGGCGATGTCCGCAGCTGTCCATGAGGTGGTCAACCGTGGAGGTGATGGAGCCGCGTCTGCTACGCCACCGGCGCCGACAATCTCCTGCGCGCGTTCCTGCATCTGCTCAATCCGTTTCCAGCAGCATCCGCAGAAGTACGCCCACCGGTTGTAGATGGATGGCTTGGCGTCCGCCACGTGGGCCATCTGGACAATGTCGTCGGCCGGGAGCCCCGCGTTGAGGAATTGGTCGATCGTCTCCCGGTAGTCGCCGGGGATCTGGTTGCGGCGGAATGACGACCACGCCTGAACAACGGCTTCGTAGATCGCGGTGTTGTTGTTCAGCTTTCGTTCCTCGGCGGCCTGTTTCATTGCCGCGGCCCACCGGAGCGCGTCATCCGCCACTGTGTCCACCAGTGGGGCGTCAGGGTTGGATGATGTCTTGCCGGCGTTGCAGTCCTTGCAGGCAGCCACGAGGTTGTGCGGATCATCGGATCCACCTAGGGCCACGGGGATGACGTGGTCGACGGTCAGGATCACGTCGGGTGGGGTTCCGCCGCAGTAGCGGCAGGTGTGGTTGTCACGGCGCAGAATCTCAAATCGCAACCGCTTCGATACAGCCATTCAGCGCCTCTCTTCATGGTTCGGGCAGTGCTCGCGGTGCCCTTGTGTTGGTTCGTGGAATCCGCAGTCAGGGCAACGACCCATGCCGATGAGTTCGCGGCGCGGGTACGGCAACCACATGTCAGGCATCGGGTGGCACCTCAGCGACCTTCACGGGCTGGCAGTCATAGAAGTGCAGCGACTTATGGCCAGCGGGCAGCTCACAAGTGCCGCACTGGAATTTCCAGCCCGGCTTAATCAGGTGGTCACCGTGCCACTTGTTGTCACACGGCTCTCTACATTCCTTGTCGCCTGGATCAAGGAATGACGCTTCGAGGCTGTCTCGGTTGAAGAACAGTTGGCAGTCCTCGCATACGAATCCGTCGTCGTAGCACGTTTCGCCGCCGCACGCGCCGCACGCCGGGCACTGGTGTTCAGCATTGGGTAGGGCCATCAGTCGTTCTCCTCGTCTTCTGGTGGCTCCCAACCGATGCAGTCGCACATGTCGAGCAGCGGGGCGCCGGGCGGTAGGTGGCAGCACGCGGTGTGCATCACGCCGTCGCCGTGGTCCTCGCGTGGATGCGAACACAAAGCGCAGCCGCTCATCGGTCCACCTCCAGCACCGCGCCAAGCACCTTGTGCACCAAGGCCACAGCGCCGTCGCCGTACCGGTGCTCCACGAACCCCTCCGTCTTGCCGCTCTGGTCGCGGTACAGCACCCACCGGTAGGTGTTCACCGAATCGGGTTGTGATCCACGCTCACTCGTGCGGGTGATGCCGATCGAGGTGAGCGGGTCGTTGTTGATCTGCATGTCGACGTAGACGCTCACGAATCACGCTCCGGGTGCCACAGCAGGCGAGCGGGGAGTAGTTCGTCACGGAATCCGTGGTGGTACGGGCCTGTGGACCTACTCGGCCACCAACGGCCATGTCGATGCTCGACCGACGATGCAGTGACCTTGTGCGGCACATGGATAACTGCGCCCTCTGGCAGCGCGTCGAGCTGCTCAACCGTCTCGACGGTGCGGGCTTTCACCCACTCGGCGGCAACGTGGTCGGCGTGTGCGCGTTCAATGCGCTCCTCTTCGCCACAGAAGTGCGTCAGCGGCTCGGCCCAGGTCCAGCCATGGCATTCGCAGCCGAGTGTTGTGCCGCGCCACCTGTGGGCGTTGAGAATGCCCGCCAGCGTTGGGAAGTCAGCCACGGTCGGCCTCCGCGTGCCGTAACGCCACCTTGACCCAGGCCGCCAATGGGGTCATGCCGCACCGCCGCTCGTAATCCACAACCTCGGCGAGGGCTCTACCGACAACTGCCCGCAGCCGATCCACCTCGGCAAGCAGATCCCTTGGGCCGCCGTCACGCAACCACTCGGCATACCGCTCGATGTCAGCGACGCTGGAAGTGGTTCCTAGGCCGTTGAGCGCTTCACGGGCACGCTGCACAACGTCAGTCATGGTCCGCCTCCGCAGCGAGCAGAGCGGCGGCGAGCGCCCGGGAATGGCTCGGAAACAGGTTCAACTCCATGGCACCCCAGGAGATCCGGCAACCCGTCAGCCCTTCCCCGGTCTGTTGGTCCACGAGATGCACCGGAAGTACCTGAAAGTCGTCATCGTCCAGATCGACAGGCCAGCCTGCCACGCCGCGTTCGGGTAGTTCCATGGTGGCGATACGGGCGGCCTTGAGTGCCGCGAGGGCGACCTCAGCACCATGAACCGACTGCACCTCGCATTGAACCTGTTCCCACGTCACACCAGCGAGTGGAATGTGCTCACTCTCAAAGTCGCAGGCGATGCACTGCCACCACTGCTCGTGACGATCGCGGCTGGACGCTGAGCAGCGTTCTACGCGGTGCTGCGCGAATGCTTCGGCGATGACGGTTTCTATGCGGTCAGTCATCTCCGTGCGACCTCTCATACTCCTCATCAGCGGCCAGCACCTTGTACGTGCCGTAGCTGATCTCGCCTTCATCGAACCGCTCAAATGCGGTCTTCTCGTCATTCACCTTGTCCTCCAAATTGATCCGTAGATGCGGCGCCGAACACCGGCCAACTCCTCCACCGTGTGACGAGCCCAGTCCGCGCCATCCACCACGACCTGTCCGCATTTGCAGCGCAGATCGACCCCGTTGAAATACGGGCCCTGGTGCTCGAGTAGGACTTTCGCGGCGGTCATGAGTCGGTGTTCCGCTCTTCGCGTGGTCGTGGCCGTCACGATGTGGCCCCGAACAGTTCGAGCTGCTGACTGACCAACCGGATCTCAGCGACGAACCAGCCAGTGCCGTGATAGGGCGGAAGTTCCCTCGATTCGGTCAACTGTCGCTCAGCTTCTTCCAGCGACGGAATTCGTGGACCGACCACCCAACTACGTTCACCAACATGGCTGTCGTTGAGCACCATGTAACCGATCAGATCGCCGGCCGCCATCAAACGCCCGCCTTGTCGATCGCACGCATGGTCGGGCATGGGTACCTGACATACAACGCGGCGCTCGGGATGCTGCAGCCTGCGCAGCACGACGAAAATAGTCCGAGGTCGTCTCCGTTCGGGGTGGGCTGATGCAATCTCCGAACATCGTTAAGCGCCGCGGCTTGCCGTTCCGCGAGCTGTTGCAGCGCCATGAACTCGTCAGCGCCCTGCAGCATCCCGCCATCCACCGCTTGCCGGATCGCATCGATGGCGTCTATCGGCCCCTGACCTACGGGCTGACCGTCATCGGTGGCGTTCATGCCGGGGTCCTTTCAGTGATGGTTACCTCGTGGTCGGTCAAGGTTTCGTGACGTTCGGCGAACTCGTCAGCCCCTTCACGGTCAGGGAAGTCGAACGACAGGCTTTCCACGCGGAGGAGCTTGGCGCAGTGTGTACAGGACGCAGTGATCACGACGCCTTCCCATCGGCCGGCGCGGGATTTGCCTTGATATCGGCGAGCCGCTTGGACCATGCGCTCTTGAGTTCGTCGCGGAATGCCCCGAGTTCCCAGGCTTGAAGGTCGGCGGATACGGTGTCGAGTTCTTCGCGAGTCGATGCGGCTGCGATGCGGGAGTTGAACTCGGCCACGGCATCCGAGGTGATGATCTGTGGGACGGCCAGCGGTTCGACAATGAACCGCCCCTTCTTCCCGCGCGTTTCGGCAAGCTTTAACACCATCCGCTTCTCAATGTGCGACATGTGAGATACGCGAACCCCGCCGACAGCATCGCCGCCGAACTTCACGTCAGGATCGCGGTAGAGAGTCAGCTTTCGGCCGATCCAAACGTCAGTTTCCTTGCCCCAGATTCCGGCGATGATGCGTAGCACCGTCTTGCACGGCATGAACTTCCGGTCTGGGAACTCTGCAACGCCAAGTTTTGCCGGCTTCTTGTTGTCGCCGTCCCATTCGGCGCTGACGATGGTAACGGTGCGAGGTCCGCCGATCAGATCATCTCCGTTGATGCGATCAGAATCCGCGAGCAGTGCGTCTGAGATGTCCATCTAGATCAGAACCTCCTGCACGCGTTCAACCGGCTGCTTGCCCTCCGTCTTGCGTTCGTAGGTTCGGACCATGACTCCTACGTTTTCCTCGAATGCGGCTACGGCTTCGGTGATGGCGTCGAACCACTTCTGCGACGGGAGTACACGTTTGACGAACGGAACCATGCCGCCACACCAGGACACGTAGTCGATCCACTCGCGACCCGACACCAGCAACCCACACTGCAACTGGGCCATCACCTCGATCGGCGGCTGGTCGTCAAGGAAGGTTGACAGTTGGGTTTTCTGCCTCCTCGACTTCACCTCGATGAGTCCCACCTCCCCCACGAGACCATCCGGCGAATAGCCAATCTTGAAGCCGTCTAACTCGCGGACGATGAACCCGGTTTCGGTGACAGGTGCGTGATTCTCGCTGTACCAGTCACGGGCGATCGGCTCGTCTTCAATGCCACGCCACATGTCGTCACTGATGAAGGTCGGGTCGGTGTACCCGGTGATGCGTTCAGCCGCGAGCAGCATCGTGAGGCCGCGCGAATCTGGGTTCGCGGCCGGCTTGACGGTTTTGGGGGTGATGAGTTTCCCAACTGCCGATGCAGTTACCATTCCGCGACGTTGCTTGTACCACTCTTCGGATCGTTGTTCGACGTGCGAGAACGTGTGAATCGTCATGGGTGGGTCTGCTTTCGGTTGGAACTCGTGGTGCCCGAACTGGCCGTGCGGGTCGGAGGATGAATTGGTGCGGGACTTTCCGCAGGCGGCACATTCGCTCACTCGGCCACCTCAAGTTCGCCGGACCGCACCCGCAACCACTCGTCGTCTGGATCCGGGTAGACGAAATACCCCCAGGTGATGAACAGGACTGCGCTGATCAACGCGGCCGTCCACAGCAGCCAGATGCAGAACGCTGCGAGACCAGCAACGGAGACCAGGGCGAACGTCATTGCCGCAATGAGTAGTGCGTCGGTCATGCCACCCACCTATCCGCCACCAGGGTGAGATCGCCGATGATGACTTTCGAGATGTACGCCGCGGCCCAAAATCTCCCGAGTCGGAGCAGCTTCAGCACTTCCTCGTACCGATTGAGGTCAGCCTCCAGGTCCTCGCGAACACCTAGTGGCGGATTCGGGCCCTCGTTCAACAGTTCCCACAGGTCGGTTCGGGCGTCATCGAATGCGGCTTCGGCAGCAGACCTTTCCCGCTTCCTGGCCGCTTCGGCACCGGCTTTCGTGTTACCCAAGGCATGGATGATGCGGGTATCGATCACGCTGCGGACCTCAACTGCCTGAACGTGTCTATCCACTCAGCAGATGCGGTGGTGTACGCGGCCCGGACATACTTGAGTGCCGCCTCAGCCTCAGCGAGTTGCCCACGCAGTAAAGCGACTTCGTTCACCAACTCCTCATTGGTGGGTCGCCTCATGCCACTGCCACCAATCGCGCTTCGGGAAGATCACATACCCAGCCGAATACTTCATCGATGCTGCGATCGACCGGTACAGCAGCGAGAGCAAGCATCAGCATGCGCTGCAGCTCGACAGCCGGCATCGCGGTGAGGTAGTCCCGCACCTTGCGTGGGTCTTCGTCTTTCAGCCGCCACGCCAAATGCCCGATGAGGTCAGCGCGACGCTCGTAGTCACGCTCGGTAGTGCCGGTGATGGGCGTTCTCTCCCGTGACAGGTGGCAGGTTTCTCCCTTGGCTCCGGTGGCCGAGTGGACAGTGAATCTTCCGCTTTCGGCGGTGACGTGACGGCCGCATGCTGGGCACAGCTGCAAGCTCATCCGAGCACTCCCCCGCATCCGCCTGGACCGGCAAGAGGTGGCATTGGTGAACCGTCAGGGATGATGCAGCGCAACGGCTGCCACCAATAGCCCACACGGAACGTGTTCAGGCGGGAACCATCCGGGAACGTGCGGCCTTCGCAATATCCGCCATACCCTGAGGCGGACAGTCCGGGGCCGTTGCCGGGGCACCAGAATGGCGGTGCGGGGACGAACGGATCGGGCAGTGCGTGAGCGTCGGTGGCCCACAAGGTTCCACAACCGGCCAGGATGATCGCCGCAGCAGCACCACCGATGATGCGGCGTGCGGTACGCCAATGCATGGTCTTGTGAATCATGGTCACCTCCCGGCCTCGTTGAGGAAGATGCCCAGGGCGAGAATCCCGGAGAAGACGGCGAACGCGAGGTTGACCGTGTTTCCGCTGTTGGCGTAGATCCACACGTTGAAGCCGCACGCGGCAGCGTTGACGAAAGCCAAGATCATGCCGACACCGCCAACCGTGCGCGCTCACGCGCGGATTGGCCGGGACGCTGATCGAGTAGGGCGATCTGCTGTTCCGCCGTGCGCAATGCTCGATCCAGCTGCCGATTTCTTGCAGCCTCCGCGCGGATCGCCTGCGGGACAGTCTTGCCGGGAACACCTGAGTTCTTGCTCATGCGGACACCGCCGTCCTGGTGAGCTGCACCAGCTTCGCGGGGGCGTCATGGAACGGCACCACAACCACGGAACCCACCCGGGCGTCGTCGATACGGTGCTTGCCCTCGTAGTCGCCGGGACTGCGCCACTCGGCGGGGACGAGGCAGTGCCGGCCTTCGTCCCATCCTGGCGACACCGGACGCTCCCCTGATCCCAGGCGGAACATCACCCACTCGATCCCCGGGCTATGCTGGTTGTCGGACATTTGGTTTCTCCTTCTGTTCATGGCTCGCTCTGGATTGCGCCCAGAGCGAGCCGATCTACTTGGTTGAGTCTTTGATTAGGTGCAGCAGGTCCCACGCCAGGTCCCCGGCGTCGCCCTGTGTCATTTGGGATCGCTCGTAGATCAATCCGGCCATCTCGGCGACAAGGGCGTCTTCGTCGCTCATTCCCCTGCCGCCTCTCGCTCGAACACCTTGAACTGCGATGCACGGTCACGCAGTTCAGCCACGAGACGGACGGCCCACTTAGGCGTCTTGTCGCCGTTGAAGTTGGTCACGGTCATGGCCTCGACGGCGGTGGCCGCGATGCTCAGCAGCTTCGAATCCGGACGCGGTTCCCCCAGGGAGGGCTGGTCTGCGCTCACCCCCCCGGGGGATTCACCCGCGCCGGCCGTGGGCTCGGGAGTGCGCCTCTGGTCGTAGATACGGCGGGCCTCACCGCAGTCGAGGTAGCAAGTAACCCCGTCATTGATCGGGCAGTAGCTGCACTTCACGAGGTCATTGCGGCCCGAGATTGGTTGCTCCGGGGGTGGCGACGGCAGAATGTCGCTATCACCACCGGAGCCTTCGTCACCCATTCGGGGGTTGTTGGGTGACGGATCTGCCGCTGCGATGACGGCGGCAGAAGAATGTTCGACAACTGGACCATCGCCGTAAGGGCATGGACGCCTGTCTAGGACGCTGACACAGTGGAACCACGCCTCGACATCGCGATGCCAGTAGACCGCCTCGTCGCACTTGCTGCACTGCCGAGTGCACCAAGATTCCTCGCCCGCGCACCACTCGCCGTGGAAAGCGCACACCTCGCGCGGTTCCAGGCTGTCGCGTTGTTCCTCGAACTCGGTCAACCACTGCGGCCCAACCTCATCCACCCGGGCACGCGGTTGCGCTTCCCACCTGGACCCGATGGTGATGAGCACAGTGCCCATGCCGGAACGGATCTCAGCAGCTATATCGGAAAGATTCTCGAACAGGCTCACTTGATCACCGCCAACGCCATCTTGGTGACACGGATCAAAACCAGGGATCTGATAGCACCCCAAACGATCACACTCACCAGCCACCCCTGTTTATCTGACGCTGCAACACATCCCGCTCCTCACGCACCACAGCCAACTCAGCGGTCAACTCATCCACCCGCACCTGCTGCTCACGCAACCGATCAACCTCGGCCCGCAACTCCACAAGCTCCTGTTCATCAACCCGGGCAGTTACCTCGGAGATACGCATGTCCCCACTCACGAGGCCAACCGCCTACGCATCGACGCCGCACTCAACCCACCGCGCGGCCGCTCCTCGACAACCTCCGGAGCCTTCTTCTCGACTGTCGCCGACGCGAACTCATCAAGGGCATCCCGCACTTCTTCGGCGGTCATGTAGTAGTGCCGGCCCATCTTGTGGGCACGTACACGACCCGACTTGATCTGGCGCTTGAGCCACCCGACCGGGTCCAGCATGTCGGCACCGATACCCCACTCTGCGATGACTTGATCCAGGCGTTGAAGTTTCACTTTGTTCACCTCGGTTTCGACACGTAGACAGGACGTTTCGGCTTCGGCCAGTGCTGGATCCGCGGACGAGGCGAGGAATTGAAGGTCACGTGGCATCACCGGGCTCGGTATCTCCGGACTCGCGCGCTAGCGCCACTACCTTTTCGCGCAACCCATTCGGAAGCGCTGCGAACCGCTTCTCCAGGAGATCGCTCACGCGACGTTCCCGAATCTGCTGATACTGATCCCAGTAACGTTGCGCGAGTTCCTCTAGCGACTGCTTTTCCACTTCAGCATCTACGGCGGGTGATACCTCGGCGTCGAACAGCTTGGCGAGGTGTCGGATGCAGCAGACGCGGGTGATGGACTGCCTCTCGTAGCGTCCAGTCTTGCCGTCGATGCGCTCTTGCCGAACGACGGCCACCGGCTCACTGCACGCAATCCGCTTGTTGTATGCCGCCGAACCACAGGCAATTCCGTCACCCGGCTCCCAGGCGCGGACAAGGACTTCGTACTCAGGATCGTTCCACCGGTACCTGATTCCCGCGCTGAACCATTCGCTCATGCCGCCATCTCCCGAGCGATAAGGCGGGAGATGGCCTCCGCACCAGCAGGAGTGATCTTGAGTGTGTGCATTACCTCTGAGCCCCGGAATCGAGGCGCCTCATGCACTTCAACCCGCCGGAAATACCGCTTCTTATCAGCCTTTTCCGAGTACCGGTTTCGGATGATCTTCTTCTGCTTCTTCTCTGACCACCGAGAGTCGGACTGCATGTAGATCCAGTCGCGCTCGATCAGCAGATCCCGCAGCCAAGATTCCTTGACACCGTTCGTGGATGCGACAGTCGAGAAGGACAGCAGGTCTGCGTCGGTCACATAGGTGTCGACATAGGTCACCTTCGGCGCATCGACGGCACGAGCGGATTCGAGCTGATATATCCGCGAATTCCGAGCTTCGAGCTGCTTCATGGCCTCGACGTATCCGGCGGCCATCAGGTCGTGGCCTTGTAGCGGCTGGGATGCTGTCCGTTCAGTGGCGGCGCGGCGCATCAGGAAGAACCCGGAGACCAACCGCTTCTTGAAGTCCTTCACGACCGGGCTGTTGCGCAGATATGTCATCAGTAGTGCTGCAGCCGGTTCGTCCAGTTCTGCGAACTCGGTCGGACGCCCGCCGGACTTCGCGATTTCAAATCGCAAAGTCCCAACATCGCTCAAGTCGGCGGTGTTATCGCGAATGAGCTTGATGACCGATGCGTGCTCATTCCCGGTCTCGGTTGCGATCACCAGCGACGTGGTGATCGGCTCACCCTCTGAACTGAGGAAGACCAGCTCTTCGTTGATAGGCTCGATGTCTGACACGAACTTCTCCTTCGTTGTCGGGTAGCCCTCACCCCTGACCGGGTGGGGGCCTTTCGCTATGCGGTGCGGCGGTCCGATCCGGTGTTGATGACCATCTGGTCGAGCGGAATGCCAGTGAGTTGCTTCAACCGCATGAGGGCGACAAGGTTCGGAACCGTGGTTCCAGCTCGCCATGCGCGGATGGTGTGCCCCGTCTTTCCGATCGCCCCGCCGAGCTGCTCGTCACTAGTCAGCCCCTCGATGCGCCGCGCTTTGTCGAGCACCTCTGGGTTGAGTCGGATTGACACGCTCACCTCCTTGGGATGCGCACTATTTGCGCTGAATGCGCTTGTTCTGCGCATCGCAAAGCTAGCGCATTTCGCGCAGATTTCGCAACCGACACGACACAAACCTGTTATTTCCCCAGGTAAATAGGTGAGCAAAAGTTGCGCACTCGCGTCATTTATGGGTACGCTCCCACGCATGGATCACATCGAGTGGATCAAAGCCACTACGAAAGGGGATGCGACGCGGGCCATCGGGCGCGCGGCGAACATCCCAGACCGCACCGTGGCCAGCCAGATCGACCGAGGTCACATCAGCGCAGAGAACGTCATCGCTATAGCCATCGCATATGGCGTCCACCCGGTAACCGCATTGATCGACTGCGGCTACCTGCCCGCCAGGTATGCCACGACCGCCGATCCGGTTGCCGCGTTACGCTCAGTGTCGGAGGATGATCTAGCCGATGAGGTGCTTCGTCGAATGAAGCTCGCCGGCGATCACACCGTGCTCACGACACCCGTCGACGAACTGTTATCGGACAACGCGAAGCTCGGGACGGCGTCCGCGGTCGACGCCGCCACCGCTGCCTCCATCGCCGAACTGAAGATCGATAGCGGCATTGACAACCGCAAGAAGGCCTGACGACCACGTGCTGACGGGGTGGGACTCAATACGAATGACATAGTCGCGGCGCTGACGCAGCAACTCGGATGTGTCACCCAATCCAACCCCCCAATGCGCAGGCTGAAATAGGCCCATTACGACATGGGCCGAATCTGTCAAATGTGTTGCCGCGCCCAGTATTTGAGCGCGTTAAAGGCAGCCTAGGTAGTTGCTGTCAAGATCGGTTGCGAAATCAAAGACAACATGCGTTTTCTTACCGTTAGCTTGGAGTTAGCTGCTAGCGGCCCAAATGCGTCGTACACCAGCGGCGAAAACGCCAGAGTTAGCGGCGGCAGCAAAACAGCGGGGGGGGGGGCTTCAATGCCGTCTTTTTCCACCACCTTTCCGCAGATGCAGGCCCAAAATCGCATCCCGCAAACTGGTCTGCGGTAATCAGATTCTCAGCACGTACGTACGCCGCTGACAGGTATTGCCAAGCCAGGTTCGGGCGAACTTTGACATTGATCGATAGCAGTCAATCGGTCTTAGCTTCGAGTGGAATACGATTCCGTCACCGTCGAATAGGCATCCTGGGGGGAACGTGACCGTCACCATCACTTGTCCGAAGTGCAAGGCCAAGCTCTCCACCAAGGGCGAGGCAACGTCGTTCCGGTGCGTGAAGTGCGGCGAGGTCTCCCCCATGCCGATATCGAAGCTGGCCAAGACGAAGGCTGCTACTCCAGCCAAGGTGGCATCCCCTCCGTCGCCGAAACCGTTGCCAGGCTGGTACCCAGACCCCAATGGAGCGCCAACCCAGCGCTACTTTGATGGGACGGCCTGGACGGACCAACTCGCCCCACTGTCCACCCCGGCACCTCGGCCGGCCAAATCCGGCGTAGTCGCCGGACTTCTACAACTGTTCCTCGGCTGGTTCGGCCTGGGCCGGTTCTACCTCGGTTACACAGGAATCGGGGGCGTACAACTCACTCTCGGATTGATTGGACTCATCGGCACGCTCATGTGCTGGGTCGGGCTCATCGTCCTGGTGCCACTATCTATCTGGCTGTTCATCGAAGGCATCTGCATGATCGCCGGGGCGATCCCCGATGTCACAGGCCAGAAGGTCAACTAGATTCCACCCAGCGCGCGGCCAATGATCGCGGCTGCTTCGTCGGCGGACTTCCTGTCCAAATGCCCGTAGAGGTTCACGGTGGTGCTGATCGATTCGTGTCCCAGGTGGCGTTGCACCGCCATTAGCGACGCTCCCCCGTTGATCATCAGACTGGCGCAGGTGTGCCGCATGTCGTGGATGCGTGGTTTCTTCGCCAGTCCGGCCTTCTGTGCGCGGGCCACTGCGGGGTACCAGACGTTGTTGCGGTAGCTGTCCTTGTCGAGTTGATTGCCGACCGTGTTGGTGAACAACCACTTCTTGCTGTAGTCGAGCTCGTCCAGAACCGCTGAGGCGACGCTGATGGTGCGGTCGGACCGCTTCGACTTCGTCGACCCGATCTCGTACCTGGCTTCGTCGTAGGTGCGTTTCCTTGACTTGCCGACATGCACGGTGCTGGCCTTGCGGTTCACGTCGGACGGCCACAGCGCCGACACCTCACCGATTCGAGCACCGGAAGCCACCAGGAACCGAGTCAGTGGCCGCCAGTACGGCGTGAAGCACCCGGCGAACAGTTCGACCTCGTCGGCGTCGAGGCACACCATCTCGGCGCGGGGTGTCCGAGGTATCCGCGTGCCCAACGCCGGATTGGATGGAATCAGCCCTTGGCGGACCGCGGTGTTGAGTGCAGCGCTGAAGAACCCATGCCTGTTGGCGATGGTCTTGCCCGACAGTGTCAGCGGCTCGCCATCCTCGTCGAACTTCCCCGATGGCCGGGCGGCCATCCAGTTCACCCACGAAGCGACGTCGTCAGGGGTGAGCAGGTCGATCGGCACGGCACCAAGCTGCGGGGCGATGTCGTTCTCCAAATACGAGGAATAGTCGTAGATGGTGGCCTTCGTAACCCCGGTCCGGCTGGCTATGTACTGCTGCAACCATTGAGCCACCGTCGGCGAGCTGGACCGCATCGCAGACTGCTTGGTCGGAGCAATGCCCCACGCCAACATGGCCTTCTCCGCTCCGATGGAGTTGACGGTGTCGCGGAAGTCCTCGGCTTCCTGCTCATCGTCGAACGTGCCGAGCGAGGTCTGTTGGCCGTTGACCTTGTGCAGGACGGTGTGTCCGGTAGAGCCGTCCGCGCGCTTGCGGGGCCTGATAAATGCCAC